GGGGTGATATATTGAAGTGTATCGAATTGATTGTTCAGACTGATGAAGTCCCAGCAATTTCATTTGATGAATGCTGTGGAGTGTTGAAGGAAATATTTAAGATTGATGACACGATTGATATATTGCGCGAGTTTATGGAAGAGGAGCTGAGAATTGGAGGGAAAGTCTACAAATTTCGCGAGCTATTCCCATATATTCACAATCGTGTTATTAAGTATGGAGATGACCTTATTTTTGTATTAGAAGAGGAAATTCAGAAATCGAAGAAGGTTTGCTTTACGGGGAGGATAGAAGCGTATATTTCGAGTTTGGCCGGTTTCTACAAAGACATCGTCTATTCCCCATCGCTCAATGATACTATTTTGGCAAAAATTAAGCAGATAAAGAATAAGCTTCATAAAGAGCGCATTCCGTCAGATTCGCTGAATTATCAGGTGGAACTCAAATTTTATATGGAGGAATACATGCGGGAGTCCAAGTTTGATGATGAAACGATTGTGGTTTGGCTATCGCCGATAGTTGAAATGATTGATGATATTGTCAAACAGTTGGAGGACCATTACAAGAAGCCGATTCGCGAAGTCGTTGATATCATTAAAATGCGGAAAGTTATAAAGCAATATTTCATTCAAAATTTATAAAACTTGAATATAAAAATAGTAGCATATTATTACTTAATAAAAATGTTTATAGGTATGGATGAAACAACAGAAGCTCTTAAAACGACACTACAATACAATATATTGTCCAAATTTAAAACAGACAATCCAATGCTGGATAGTGTTATCCAAATGATTTTCATTACATTGATTTCAACATTGGTCGCGAAATTGATGTCCAACATTGGAACATTCAATTTGCGAATCAATTTCAGTAAAATTCGCCACATTTTCAAAAAATGGAATACGATATCAATCTCTGGAAGCAGGTATCTCGAATTGAAATATATGCGTTCCAGATGCGATTTCAGTATGCGCTTTCGCGCTATTTTAGACAAAATGATAGTTTCCCTTAATAACAATACAGGAAAGACTCAAATTCGACAAATTGAGGAACTACAAATTCGTGATACAACTCGCTATAATGATGACAACACTATCACTAAAAAAGACGAGTTTTCATTTATTGTTAGTCAAAATGGAATGTTTATGATTTGTCCAGATATTTACTGCGAGATTGAGTCATTCAATGATAATGTCGAAAGTGGAGAAAAGAACAAGACGACCTCGATGAAGAAGCAGGAATATAATATTCGCATCAAATCATCGAAGCTAAGTTGTAGAGAACTACACAAATACGTTGAGGAAATAACCGATGAATACGAAAAGAATCAGAAGCAGATGTTATCTCAACACAAGTATATTTTCCAGTTTGATGGAATCAATACAGATACAAAAAATATAAACTGGAAGGTCAGTGTGTTTAAATCTTCTACAACATTCGACAATATTTTTTTCGAAGGGAAAGCCGAAGTTCTTCAAAGGTTGAATGATTTCATGAAAGAGCGAGAGTTCTATAAAATGCTCGGGAAGCCTTGGAAGATAGGAATTCTTCTGACGGGGGATCCGGGCTGTGGAAAGACGAGCCTCATTCGCGCCATTGCGAACTTCTTCAAACGGAGCATCAAAGACGTTCAATTCAACCGGATGGGTGATATTGATGACTTGGAGGGTTGCTTCAATTGCGTGGAATACGATAATCGGGGGATGGGTCCAGAGGACGTCATTCTTGTTGCGGAGGATATTGATTGTATGAATTTTGATGTTATCAAAAAGAGGACAGCAGAAGAACCGAAGAATGATATGAATGAACGACTTAATTCATTCAAGTCAGAGGAGGCAAAAGCGATTATGATGGCAATTACGACTTCTAATGATTTTTCGACGGGTCCGAAAGCTAAGTCCGGTCGCGAAATAACGCTGAGCTATTTATTGAATATACTGGACGGAATTTCGAATGCGGATGGGCGAATATTTATTGCTTCAACTAATCACGTTGAGAAAATTGATCCGGCCGCGCTCCGTCCGGGTCGTATCGACATCCGAATCGACTTCAAACGGGCGTCAGTTTCAATCGTTCGGGAGATTTTATCTCACTGGTATGAATGTTATGACCAGAATCACTCAGGTGCGAATTATCATTCGGAGTTTGAGCGATTATGGGACGAAAATTCGTCGCGGTTCGCTGATGAAAAGCTGAAACCGTGCGACATCGTCAATGTTTTACAAGCATATTGTCGGGATATTCAGAAATCTCTGGATACACTTGTTTCAATGCAGTAATCATTTGGCGCGGTCAGATGATGTAAAATTATTTATAAAAATTGATGGTAAAATAAATTAGAATTCATAGTGATATGATTCTTAATTAAACAATGTTGAAAACAAACGCCAAAAAAACACTTAGTCAGGCATCAATTGATGATTGTAAGAAACGAGCTGATAATAGAAGAAAGAGCCAAGAGTTGGCAGAAGCACTAGAAAAATTGCGACTTCAACGATTGGCGAACCTGTACAAGAAGATGGTCATCATATTTGCTGAAATTGATGGTCAAAAAGTCATTTTGACGATTATCGATTTTGAATTGCTGAAATTAAAATATTCAGCTGGGATGAACCAATGTATTAAGTATGGTTCAAGTGATTATCATACAGTGGATACTACTGCATGGTACACATACAAAGGAAAACGAGAGCGTAAAACTGACTGCCGAGCATATACGGTTTCTACTGATGACGGTGTCAATTTCAAAATATTTGACACAGATGGAAAACTTGTATTTTCATTTGAAACACTGATTCATTATGAAAGTCTTGCTGGAAAGTCATTTTCCGGTGTCCAATTTGACCAATTCTTTTACGACCCATTCCAAGGTTCGTTTGATGATGAGACTGCGAAGTTTCATAAGGAATTGGACCGGTTGATTCAGGCAGACGCAAAATACGTAAGCGAAAATCCAGAACTTCTTAAAGAAGGATATTTTCCTTATTTTAGGTTTGGATTTTAATTTGTTGGAATCCCACAAATTATTTATAAAAATTGAAAGAAATATTATGTTAAAAAATGGCATTAAAAAGCAAAATGTCTCAAACACAACAAACATCCCCAGCGCAACCAGCGCAAAATCTAAATCAAACATCTATAATCACGTATTTCATTTGGAATGAAACGATTTGTGTTGTTTCAATTATTTCTCCAGATGGAAAGACTAATGTTTTTGGAAACGGTATTGGAAAACTTGTTCCGATTAACCGTATTACCAAGAAAGGAGATGTTCCAACTCCGGAAGAAAATCGGAAACAATACACACTCCGTTTTGAAAATGGTAAATGGAATATTTATCTTGGTGAAACTATCGTCCATACATTCGATGAAATATTCGGATTACAAGAAGGAACTTCTCTTGAAAATGTTTCATTCCATCAATTCAAGTATGTTCCGACCGCGGATGATGAAAGAACAGAGCAATTCAGGCAATTACTTGGACAACTTGTCTCTGTGTACCCTGACCGGTTTTGTCTTGAAGACCCCGCGAAACAGATTGAAATTCGCAGTGGAGGAATGAAAGTTCGTATCTCGAAACAAATCTTCAACTTATTGAAACAACTTCTGATTCATTTTGGAGTTTCAACGTGTTCCTTTGTTGAACATTTGGAGAATGGTTCCAAGAATGGTATTTGTCGCGGTGATATGGATCTGTATGTCCTTGATGCGAAAGAAGCAGAACTTATCATTCAGATATTGACCAAGCTTGGATTTGTCAAAGATTCCACAGATAAGTCAAATGATAAAACATTCAGGATTTATCTTGACGTGATTTGTCAAAAATTTTCTCACGAAGTAATCATGCCACGTTTCAATCTTCCAGAAGGTTCAAACCCAGCTAACTATTACATTGAGCTGGAAATCAAAATCGCGACTGAGTTTCAGAAGGCGTATGAATCCAATTGCTTAGGATACTTTCTTGGGCTTTTGTTGAGTCATTACTTCAAAATCTCGATTTCTGGCGTTTCATTGAAACACGGTTGCGATGAAATACCAATTAAATTCGGTTCAATTGATGAATTTCTGAAAAGACTTGGAATCAATCTTGATGGAATCCGGACTACACAGGAGTTTATTGAACGACTTCTTGCGTCGCATCTGATTTCAGAGATTCTGACTGTTGGCGATATCCTGCGTCTTTACAAAAACATCATGGGAGATGAGAAAACAAAGCATACTTCAAAACCGATTAGAGAGTGGCTTCATTTGCTTCTTTGTGGTTTGAAGGAGCGTTTCCCTGCCCAGTTTTCATCATTGCGGTCTGAGCTTGTTCAAGAAATGGTCAAAGATGAAAAGAGCGATCAAATGATTCCCGTGTGGAGTGTTCGACTATTTGTCTTGAATCAAGGTTCTGAAAACGAGGTTCAGATGGAGAGAGGAGTTATTTCTATCATGCGTTCTGGAAAGAAACTGTTTATTTCAACCGGAGCTGATGAAATGTCTTTGATTTTTTCTGAAAAACAAGTGAAATCTGATTCTGGAAAACAAGCCTTGCCTGAGAGTGTTAAATCGTGTTCAAGGTTATTCGAATTGTTGAAAGACAGTTTTGATTTCTTGAAGGGAAAGAACGTACCAGAGCCACAAATTGTTCAATTTGTGGCGGCGCTTGGATGTCAGTCAGAAGTAGATTCTCATCTTGAAGCAATCAAACGAAAACTTACGCAAACAATTCGTGATGAGTTGATGAAAGCAGTATTTCCTGTTAGTCGAACGAAATCTGCTTCAATGAATGGAAAAATGTATGGAGAATTGATGAAACAGATTCAATCTCCCATTGTTTTTTCTGATTTTCAGAAGTTCTGTGTTGAAAAACTTAGTCTGGATGGTGATTACCCGAGCTTTGTGCTTCAATTGTTGTATTCACAAATCTTTGCTGAATACATTTCTCAGATTAGTACTTTATCTCCTGACTTGTCCCCAGAAGACTATAAGCAAAAGCGCGGAGAAATTTACGCAAATGCCATGCGGAACATTGAGAGACTTTGCTTGGACTTGATTCGCCAGTGGACCCTTTTCCACGATTCGGATGTCAATTGGACATATGATGAAACTGGATTTTTTCATATCCCATCACAGACGTATCACGAAACATCTTTGGACCGTTGTCTTCCATATTACTTGGGAACATCCGCGTTAGAAGAAAAGCCACTTCATGTTTTCATGAATTGTCAATCAGGAGAGGTCTTTACAATGCCAATTGCTGAATAAATCAAAGTGCTTGCTTTGATTTTTATAATTATAATATTATAAAAATTGATAGTAATAAATATACATTTTTATTGATTTAACCAGCTCCAATGCAAGCACAACAAAAAGCGCTAAATGAATTGATAAACGATTATGTTTGTCTAAGAACAAATGATACATCTTGTCCAGAAGTTTTGAGAAAAATAGAAGAATTAACAGACCGTCTAAAAAACGAGTTGATGAAGCAGTTTTTTCCAACTGACCTAAATATTGGTATGGAACGGATACAACCGCCAGTCGAACTTTTTTCGAAATTTCAAACGTTTTGTATTGAGAATAAAGGTCTTCAAATAACACTTTTTGATGAATTGAACTCTCAAATATTACCCGAATATTTGAGACTTCTTGAATTGTCAGGGGAAGAACAGGAAAGTAGTCTTCAGAAATTTGACGAAAAAAATGACCAAATTTATACACGTTTGGTCGACTTATGGCAAGAATTCCGAGAATCGAGAATGAATTGGACACCACATGGGGAAAATCACGTGATTCACAGTATTACTGGAACAGTTCATCCAAATCCCAATGGTGCTCTTCTTCCATGTTATTTAGGTGATATTATCACAAATGAGAAACGAGTTCATGTTTTCATGGATGGCCGATCTGGTCAAGTCTTCTTCATGTTGTCTTTGGACTCATTTTTAGACCGATTTGAAGGATTTCAAACTTTATTCATGGCCGGTGTGAAACAGATGACATATAGTCGTGGTGATCAAACGTATCTGATTCAATTACTCTCTGATTTTTTTCAAAAATTTGGATTTTCAATGGAAAGACAAGAGCTTCTTTACATGCCACAGATTTTATCTTATGCTAAGAAGTTTCGAGAAATCTCCGGAAAACCATGTGTTAGTCCAATTCAAACGGAGCAAGAAAACCATGAAAAAGTTCAACAACAGTGTTGGGACCAGATGAAAATGGAGCTTCAACATTTTTTTTTATCAATGACATTTAACTGAATTTGCGATTAGAACCGCAAATTTTATAATTAGAATCGTTTGCTTACGTAGTCGAACGTCAGAAACATTATTCCCTGTCCAGGGGCGACCCTCGTCAATCGCGCCAGACTCCCCCTCCAAAAGCCGAGAACGCCATATGATTTATAAATCGACTTCGAAAGTTGGATCATACTGCTTTTTTGTTTTGCAGATTCTTCCTGCATTTGTGTTTTTAGGACGTCCATAGGCGATGAGATAATAACTGAGAAAATACCGGCCCCGACCCCTCCCCAAAATGAGTGCGTATTCGTCATTTTTCCCCTACTTGATATATAATCCTTGTATTTATTGAAAAAATAGAACCGACTCGCCTGATTTAATGATTGTCTATACAGAGTCGGAAAGTATCCTAAATAGAGACCTCGGATTCCACTTTCCCGAACAACATCCATAGTTTTCATATGTGGGAATCGAATCATTTTAGTTTTGATTGTTTCCGATGGGACAGTAATTAGAGTAGATTCAACAAAACCGGCGAATAATCCCGAAAGAATAGATACCGCGTCTTTGTTAAAAGATTTCTCGCGAAGGTGGTTGGAAAATATATTATAAGAGTAAAAGCGACTGGCAACCTTGGGAATATTGAAAAAAAGGACCGGAGTAAGCCCTCTGTAAAACCCGAAGAATCCATCCTTTTTATAAATTTCAAACGCAGTATTTTTCATGTTGAGGCGGTTCCCTTTGAATTGCATCTGTGTCTTTACGTTCTCAGATGGCCACGTCGCAACTGCTTCTGCTATTCCTGCGACGCTTCCAGCCACTATGTTTTTAACTGCTTCATTTTTCTGACTCATAATTATAATTGAAGATAAAAATTGAAATAAATATAAAAATAAATTTATATAGATAAACAAAATGGAATCGGCTACTGAACGCAACAATTGCTACGAGTGTCATAATAAAATCCACAAATCCCAGCAAAAATCAGACAATATTTGCTTGGATTGTCATGGGAAAATGATTCAAAAAATGAAGAGGGACCTCGCAACGAAAGGAGCCTGTTGTGATTACAATGGAACCGAATATTGGTATTAGAATAAATATAAAATTATTATAAAAATAAAAAATGAATTTAAAAATAAGAGTTTATTATATACAAACAAAATGGAATCATTTAATTTAGATAATAGTCAAGATGTCCCCTATGATTTGAAAAATCTGGACGATACTCATCCCAAAGAAAGCAATGTCGAAGGGTTGAAAATCCAGCTGATGAATCATCAAAAGACTGCTCTTTATCACTGTCTCTTAATTGAAAAAAATGAAGGAATTCTTATCAATGAGACATACTATTTTTCAACTTTTGGAATATTAGCGTGTAAAGTGGGGTCCGGTAAATCATTTGTTGTATTAGCAATGATAATGAAAAAACCGGTCGTCAATTACAGGCGAATCGCCAATGGATATGGCGGTGGTGTTATTACGCATTCTTCATTCAGGAAAATAAACACGACTTCCAATACGGTGAGTGCGAATATTATTCTTATTCCGCACAATTTACTATCGCAATGGAGTGGTTATATATCAAAACATACAAACCTTCGCTTTTGTTCAATTCATTCAGCAAAAGAATGTAGTATTTTTCGAGAGAAAGTGAAAATGTATACAGAGGAAGCAGATGTTCAAAATAGTAGAATATTATTCGCAGAACTGACTGAGAATATCGTATATTTGATAACGAATAAATGTTGGAATCTTTTCGCATTGATTTGGAATAATGAAATTAAGAAAAATGTGAGTCGCATATTCGTGGATGAGGTTCATGCCATTAATATCCCGAACTCAATGAAATTACAGGCCAACTTTGTATGGTTCATTTCATCTTCCCTTAATGATTTATTCCGTCATTCCAACAATGGATTCATTAAGGATTATATTAATATGTGGTCTTACTACTCATCGTTGAATCACAATGTAATCAAAAATAATGATGATTATGTTGATTCAAGCATCCAGTTAGAGAGTCCAAATACCGCCATGATTCGTTGTAAGACGTCGCGTCTATTGAATATATTTTCGGGGATTATTACAGAAGAAGTCCGGAATATGCTTTTGGCGGAGGACGTCGAGGGCGTTATCTCGACACTTGGAATCCCAACCGTTTCAGAAAGCAATATTATCCAAGTTTTGTGTAAGAATTTACAGAATGATTTGGAGAATTTGCGCTTAATTCATGAGACAAAGAAAATAATGAATTATGCGACGGAACAACTGAAAGATGAATCCATCGCAAAGTCGCAAGAGAAGATTGATAAGATTAATGAGAAGATTATGGATGTTCACAAGCGCATTAGTGAATGTGATATTGACCCAATTATGCTTATTGATATTGTGAAGCCAGTCATAACTGGTTGCTGTAATAACAAGTTTGATTTGGAGAGTATTACGGCCCATTATTCGCATCAGGAAAAGAATAATTTACCGATTGTTTGTCCATTGTGTAGGGCGCCACTCGACTTGAAGAAACTGTTGTATGTCGGCGAATTCAAGGGCGAACGAGCCTCTAAAAAGAAAGAGCACACTGAATGGGTTTCGCTTGAACATACGAAAATTGAGAACTTGGAGCATTTATTGCGGACGCGAATTGAACCTACAAAGAGGATTCTCATTTTTTCGGAATTTGAGGGGAATGTTTCACAGCTTGGAGATGCTTTCCGGAATGGTGGGCGGACCGATTTATACCCATTGAAGGGGTCAATTGGTCATATTACGAACCTTATTGAACAATACAATCGGGGAGATATCCGGAGCTTGTTCTTGAATGCAACCTACTGTGGAAGCGGGTTGAACTTGGAAAAAACGGACGTTGTTATTATCATGCACAAGATGTCGCAGGATAATATGAATCAGGTTGTTGGACGGGCGCAACGGCTGGGCCGGACGGGTCAGTTGGATATTTATTGTTTGTATGCTGAAAACGAATAACCAACCCCTTTTTCCCCGCCAGCGGGGTAAAGGGGCTAACCCCCAAACAGGTATTGTTTCCGGATATTTTTCCAAATAGTTATTGTTTCCGGATATTTTTCCAAATAGTTATTGTTTCCGGATATTTTTCCAAATAGTTATTGTTTCCGGATATTTTTCCAAATATATAAGAGATGAATATAAAATATTATTATAAATTATTATATCTATATAAATATAATAGCCAATGTTTGAGATAAAGTTAAAGAAGAGTAAAGCAGATATATATTATAAAAGCGATTTACAAATAAGTAAAAATGCATGGTGTAATATATCTATATCAAAAAATAGCATTTTTGTATATGTAAGTCGAGATAAAAGTCGTAGTTATTGGATTGGCGGTAAAAAAGGAAAGTCCAGTAAATTATCAATTAAATTTAATGATGCTAAAAAAATGATTACTGTAAATACTGTGAATAAGATAATTATTCATAGTATGAAAGATTATACCAAAATAAAAAAGAAAGCGATATATTATAAATATATGAATGAAAATGATAATAGAATTGAATTTAAGGAAATTTTATAAATTCTAAATTTTTATTATAATCGCTTTCTTTATATTTTTTGGTTTAATATATTTATTTCCAAATACGCGCTCAAATATTTTATCAACGATTTCAAACTCTTTTTTTGGAAGGTCCCATTTTATATCAATTTCTCCCTTATTTTTTGACCAAAAAAGCGATTGACTTGTGTAAAATATGAAGGGTGTTTTATATTTTGCCATCTTATCCGCATCTTCCCATGCGTAATCAATGAAATAATAAACGCGCTTCCATCCAATTTCTAAAAACAATATATTATGTTTTTTCAGTTCGGATGCGACTTTTTTAAATTTGTTTAGTAGTTCAGTTGTTTTATATTTATAGAATTTCTTATTGAGATAATTCTCGGGAAACTGCATGTAATATTCTTCGGGTGTATTTTTCCAAACGAGCTTATGCCATTTATAAATACCATTTTTATCTGGCTTTGAGACGTATTCATCTTCATCGTTTCCTTTCATTATTTTGTTTGGGTGGTCCTGAGCGGAAACTGGTGGCGAAGGCCTTTTTAGATATTTTTCTTTTAACATATTATGGTAATAGAAAAATAAAAAAGTTATTTTATCAACTAACAATAATTTTTATAAAACTATTCCATATTACAAACAATCAGCACAACACTCAAAATAGCAGACACAACAAACCCAATAGTTGCCCATATAAAATTGTCGCAACATAATAGTATATAGTAATATGTCGCCATTATAACCTCGAACATAACTCCTCCAACAATTGTATAGTTCGCAAAATGTAATAATTTTTTAACTTTCTCTTCGCGTGGTATATCCTTTAAATAATAATTCGCCATAATGTATGTGAAACCCATTGGTAAAGCCCCGTATATAACGCCCCCAATTTTGAAAAATTTCATTTCCAGTAGGACCATAACGGTCCCGACCAGTATTCCACTAAACAGGGCATTTTTTAAAAATATGGCTAAATATTTATTCATTGTTATATATTTTTATAAAGAAAAATATAATATTCATAATTTACACCCTTTGTAATTTAAAATTCCATTTTTATAAAAATTATTTAAAAATATATTATTATACTATATTAGTAAAATGAATGTTGAAGAATATGTCAATAAAATTAAAATATTAGAAGATGAAAATATTCAATTAAAGAATAAACTTAAAACATATACTGCTCCAATACGTAATATAAAATATTATGAAACACACAAAGAAGATATTATGCAAAAAACAAAAGAGTATAAGGATAATCTTCCACTTGAAAAGAAAAAAGAATATGCAAGACGAGCATATTTGAAAAAAAAGGATAAAATAAACGTTTTGAATGAAAAAAACAAAAATGAAACTATTTAAGAAATTATATCTTTATGCGTATAAATATATAAAATTATTATCTTTAGGTAATATATAGAATGGTGAAAAAGAAAAAGGATGAAACCCCACTGAAAGAAAAAGTTGTTAGAAATGACGTCAAACAACGTAATGAAGATAACAAAAATACTGATTTTACGTGTATCAAAAGTTCATGGAAATCATTTTGTAAAAATAATCTTTTAGCAGATACTATTGTTGAGGATATTTTGCCGAAGATTAACGCTATCAGTTTTTTATCCTACAAATTGTTAAACTATCATTTTGTTCGCTTATTAGAAGAAAATAAACCTTTACCAGAAATTAAACAAAATCTTTTTTATCAATCGTGTTGTATGGTATCACGACTAAAATATACAAAGGATACTACTGATACTACTTCTGATTTGTATGAAAGTTTTTCACAAATGAAACAATATATAACGGATGAATTACCCGCACGTGATTATTTGTGTTTAGGATACATTACTAATTTGAATAAATTACAAATTACGATGACGAATAACCATTTGAAATTGAACTTCTATAATCGTTTCCGTAAATATTTGAAACTGCGAACAGGCGAAACTGATAATGCAGTAGTATATAACTGGTTAAAAGATATATATGAACCTAATTATGATGGAAAGAACGTATTTGTTTTGTATATGCGTAAATGGTTAAAATATATACCTACCGAAGCAAACATAGTAAAACATTCTAATCATTTTGTTAAGATTTATTATTTTATTTTGAAGGAGTTTGAAAAATACCCAGAAACAAAAGGAGTAAGAACATTCACTTTATTACCACATAAGCATGGATTTACACAATCACATATAACTATTTGTAATGCTGGGTTAGAAAATACCCTCAAATATATTGCGAATGAATTGAAACGTGATATTGATAGTGTTTTAGATGTGAAAAAGTTTGAAGAAAATAGTAGTGAATATTGGAAAGAATTATTCAATATTACAAAATATGAAACAAAAAATAAAAAGTTTGGATATACGATTTTAACGGATGGTAAAAGCGTAGTATTACAAATGCGAAAACCCACACAACCAGAAAAAATAACAACAGAATATATGGAACAAGAATACGACAACTTTTTAGGAATTGATCCGGGAATAAGGGCATTGATTACTTCCTATGATACAAATGATAAAGTAATTCAAATAACAACCAGGGAATATAGACACAAAAGTAAAATGATTTATGCATGTAAGAAACGAGAAAACTGGTATAAAAAGTGGGGACATTATGAAGAATGGAAACTCATACCTACAATAAAAACCAGCAAAACAATTGTAATGAAAGAATATTTCAAATATGTATTTCCACGAATGCAAACATTTACAGAGTTTCATATGGAGAAAGGGTTTCGCAATTTGAACTTTACTTCTTATTGTAGAAGCAAAGCAACATTAGTAAAAATATGCGAACGTATAAGTGGTATAAGCAAAGCAACAAAAAATGTAAAAACATTAGTAGGTTTTGGCGATTATTCACAGCAACACGGATTAGTAAAATCTCATCCAACAACTCCAATTTTACGATTGAAACGAGAATTACGTAGGTATTGTAATGTAGTTGATATCGATGAATACAAAACCAGCAAAACGTGTTCTTCGTGTAATAAAGAAATTGAATTATACCGAAATCGTATTCAACGAAAAAAGAAGGGAGTGTTAGAACCCATAGCAAAATTATCTAATATCCATAGCGTAATCCGTTGCAAACACAACGAGTGTAAATTATTCTGTATGGATAGGGATATAAATGCTTCCAAAAACATATTAGGTTTGCTTCTCAATCAATATAGAGGAGAAGAAAGACCAGTATGTTTTAGACCAGAAAAAATTGCCGTGAAACCTCGTAAGAGTGATAAGCGTGCAAAGGCGTGCGATTCGCCATTACTAACTTGATTTTTTTAATGTAGTGAAAACTACGTTTTAAATTACCAAGGGTGTAATGTAATCTTTATCATGAAATAAATAACCAATTTTTCCTTTTATGAATTTAAGCGACTGATTCATTTCTTGATATGATTTTGAGTTACTTCTTAGTTTATGTAGTAATTCTTCTGATGGATATTTTATTATCAAAGAGTCTATAACATGAATTAGCTTATCATAGTTTGTAGTTTTACATTTTTGTATAAAATTTGGAATCCTTTTAGCCAGTTCTTTATACTCATATGAATCCTTTATTTCTTCTACTTCAAATGAATTATATTCGTCATTTGTTATTCCTGAATTACATTTTCTGATATATTCAAATATTGATGAATTACAATGACCAATAAGAATAATGTATAGTTCAGTTGATAATTTATCAAGATTATAATTTGATACCATTTCTGTGAATACTTTTGAATCATCTGACCTTTTTATCTTTGAATCTTGTATTATTTTATATATTTCTCTTAGTTGAACAGATAAAAAGACTATGTCTTTTTATCTCTTGAGTTCAAATGACAAAGTCATTTGAACTGAACAATTTTTTTATCAACTAAGTATTTATTGAATAGGTTTTTAGATTCAACAATAATTAGCTTACTGACCGCAGTATATGGTGTAGTCATTGTTTTATTTGTTTGTAATATATCTAAAACTGATTGTTCATTTATAATTTTATTATATTGTCTTTTTACAATATTATCAACAGATGAAGTTGAAATATTACTTTTTGAATTTATAAGATAACATCCGTCCAAATCAGTAATTTCTTTACCTCTTCTATCATAAACATTCTTCCAATTTAATTTATTATAGTAAATATTATTTTTATTGAAAAAATCTTCAATTAAATTATTAGCATTTATTTCTTTTATTTTACTTTCAGTTGAAATATATTTATTTATAGTTAGAACATCCGATTTTAATGATGATATTTCAGATTTCAATGATGAAATCTCTGATTCAATTTTAGTAAATCGCGGGTCTAAATAATTTATTATTGAAGCCAATAGTTTTTTATCTCTCTTATCCATTATATTATATATAAAAATTATTTTAATTTATAATAGTATTGTTCAAAAATTATATAAAAAATATTTAAGAGTATAATTATGAAAAATCTCTTTATAACAAATACGATAACCAAATTTAAAACAACAAATATACCATTAGATACACTAATTTACCCCATCGGAAAAAATGATTTGGATAATCATTTTAATAAAATAAAAGAAATAATTGAAAAATTGGAAATAGAAACTGTTTATTGCGACTCAAAATACATATATGACCATTACAAAGATAAACTCCCCCAAATTAAAAGATTAACCTGCGATATCCCAGCCTACACTTTCACAAATTATGACACATCCCTCAATTTACGTCGGATATGTATAGCTGGATATCTAACAGTCTTGTTCTTCTCACTATTTCACGATACACTTTTCTCAATAGCTGTCATCATCGTTCTAATCGCATTCTGGTTTTTAATCGAAAAGATAATCCTATCATCAAAATGGACGTGCCATTCAAAGAATTTCATCAACCTCTAATTTTTCTGATTGGGATTGTATTGACAATTTATCAAGTGGATACCCAATCTTTTCAAATATATCTTTCGGGTATATTTTCAAAAATGGCTTCACTATTTTCTCGTTCATAAAATACTCCCGCCACTTCTCCAAATCAATGTTCTTATTCGTTATATGTGTATTTCGTTTGAGGTCATCTTCGCTCTTGTTTCTTATATTGTGGGGCTTCGCGAGTTCCAGCGCAATCGCAATCATCTCCTTTGTAAAACCGTAGTGCTTGAACATATTCTTTAAAACTCCCTCAAAATCCGTCATTAAATCTTCATATTTCAATTCTAAGAAGTTCGTCATATAATAATCCCATTTATAGATATCCGTAATTGTATTAAAACTACTCTCCACATAAAGGTTATTCTTCATTTCAAATATAATTCCCTGCTCTTTCGTCAGCCGGTTCAACAGCTTTTTATAAGTTTCATTCCCATATTCCGCAATCTTCTTGTTCGCCCACGGTTCCATCGTCTTCTTATGATACTCATATGCACTCACAATAATTGCGCAAGGATTTCGTATCATATGTGTCCCAATAATTGGCCGGTCTATCTTCGAAAAATCAATATGGCTGTGATGTTCTACCCACACATCAGTAGTTGGTTCCAATTTATCCTGTGCGCAATATTGATATCTCATCCCGAAATAATTACAAACCGCCCTTAATATTTTTTCAATGACAACTGTCCCCGTTTTGTGATGACAGCAGTGTATAATTAGGGGGCGTTTATTCGCGTATTCCATATACACATCCGGATTAACGGCGCGATGTCTAATAAGTAATTGAGTAATCTCATCTTTAATATGCGATTCCATCTTATAAAATAATAATAAATTTAATTGTAATAATAACCGAGGATTAATTGCTTGATTACTCCTCTGAATCATCGGCTTCATCCCGAACACGGATTCCAGTGAATCCCTTTCCTCGGGAAAGTCCGCCAATCTTAATATTGTTCTTAAATTCGACCTCGTAGTTCGCGAAACAAGTCTTCATTTTCTCAATGAATTCAGTCTGTGTAATCGGGGACCGCTTACCCCCGCTAATATGCTCCTGATAGTAATCCTTAAACATCGAAAACAGGTCCCGAATAATAATTCCATCGCAAACATTCTCGGTAATCTCAATCTGTTCTTCCAGAAATTCGCTATAACTGTCCTGATTCTTCAACATTCGCGAAGAGTTCATAGATACCAGCTGGGGAATAACCAATTTTTGATTGTTCGCAATATACATCTTGACATAGTCCAGCAAAATGAGCATATACTGTTGGCGATATTGAATGTTGTCCTTCAATTTTGGCTTTAAGTTCGGGTCCGCCCTAAACTCATTCGATTTCTTCGGCTCGTGCATAACGAACCGGTTCGGGAAATTGATTCCCACATAGCGACGGATGAAACCGCCATCGTGAACATCATCAATCTTAGGCATCTTATTACAAAGCATAACCAACGTAAATTTGGGAATATCTGTCAGCTCCGGATTTGGAGAATGCGCCTTCCTAATTTGAATCTTGTCGCCACCAGTAATCTCCTTAATGAAATCGATGTTCAACTTCTTCTCATTTGGTGGCTCATTAACCTGAACATACCGCTTCTTGAAGATACTAATCAGCTTCGAATTGTGGCCCTCCTGCGAGTTGCTAATATTCGTGATATATGAATTATCCAAAATACCTGCGTAGTCCCCGAGGGAGTTGTCGTGTAGGGTCGTAATAACACCCTTGCCGTTTCCACCGGTTCCCTCAAAATTGACGAAGAGCTCATTCTTGTTCGTTCCTATGAGCGTTGAGCTCAAAAAGAGGAGTGCGAATTCACAAACATCTGCGTTGGGAAGTGATTTCTGGAACAAGTCCATAATCTCATCTCGGATGGACTCGATAACATCGGGAGAGTAGTCGTATCCAGTTGAATAACTGATTTTGTCATCCGGTTTCTGGTCCCGAAAGAGGCCCGATTTCAAGTCATAAACTCCGTTATTGAAGCCAAGCAAATGATTGTCCATATCAAGCTCTTTGTGGAAGTTCTCATCGTAGAACACTTCCTTACATTCATTCATTACCGAATTCTTGTAGGTCGCGCTACTGAGTGTATGAATGGATTTCTCACACGCCATCTTCATAACTTTGGTCGGGTCGCTCTCCGGAATCATATCTCCCGATTGTTGCTCGGTATCCGCGATTTTTGTGCTCAACATCGCACTATAACGAAGGAGCGCCCCCTTGACGTGGATTGTTATGTCCTTCAATAGGGGGACCGGCTCATCCAATACTTGCCAACGGTTCGTATAACGATACCAGACTCCCTTTGAATACTTGTATTTTTCGGACAAGATGTGATGGGCCAATTCTGCGTAGTCAGTGTGCGTATTACGGAAACTGCGACGAATATAGTTCGTTAGGTCATCCTCTCCCGCATATTTCTCGACAATCGAGAAATACTTCTCTGGATTGTCGTGCCACGCCATTCTCCGGAGAGAACCAATTTTCGCTTGGTTTTCCTTGGGGTATGTTGAGTATTTGAGCCAGAGTCTCTCACAATGGGCCTCATTGTATTTCGACGATTGGGATGACCATTCTTTCCATAAGTTGATGTGGTCATTATTAATATTGTGAAGAATTGCTCCAACGCGGAACCAGTCGCTATATTCTTCTATGCTGGCCGGCTTCAATAAAGAGAGGAGCGCCTTCAAATACTCGGGGCTCTTTTTGGAGACGAGTTCTTCAATCAATACTTCGACTTCGCTAGGCTTTTGTTCACCCAGAATGTCTTCGAGTCCTTTCTTCTTTTTATCATTCTCTTTTTCAATTATTGAATCAATAAGGGTCTCCTTCTCTGGAAAATTGTTTTGGAGAGAGAGAACTTTGAGGAGTTGGATGTTTATTTCTGGGAGCTCCATCTCATCCATATTCATATCGAATATGCGGGTAAGCTTATAGACTTGGGACGACGGAGATTTCTTGCTTCCGAACATAATAATATTATTACGCTCAACGACGGCCTCATCAATAATACTCTGAATGGATGAAGTGGATGTAGCTAAAATGGGGTCTTCACTCATTTTATCAACGACAAACTTCCGGAGCCAATGCTGGGCGCTGTATTTGATACAGATGAACGGGAACATTATATGAATCCCGTCTTTCAGGACGTTCCGCTTTTCATCGAAGTCGGGGTGGTCCTTTTCGAGAACATATGCGTATGATTCTTTCTGTTGGAGGGTATTTCCGAATAATTCTTGAAATCCAGCGTAATAAGTTTGTAATACACGAGTGATGAAATCGTCGTCATACTGACGGGAATCGTATCTTTCCGAATCATGTCTTAAATCAATATCTACGAACACTTTCGAAAATTTCTCGGGATGCTTCTCTGTTAGGAATGAATCATTTCCCTCTGTCATTGTGTGAGTGAAATAGACTGACCAAAACTTATCACGTTCGGACGGTTTAATTTTATATAAACCACCCATCATAGATGTATGGGTTGGGCCTTCTTCTTTATTTACTTGGTGGTCAATTAAATAGCGCTTCATTTTATTTTAAATGATTATCGGTCAGATAAAAAATCAATTTTTATAATTTTTGTAAGGGGATTCTGGAAATAGTTTTTGGGTGCGTTATTGGAAATATTGTATTATTATCTAAAAATTGATGGTAAATTCGTTCAAAATTTTTATGGATTTGTTTATATAACTTATCAAATGGAAACTCCAAACATTGACACACCAATTGTTACTGAACCCGTCGAGGTTGCCCTCGTCGAGGTTGCCCTCGTCGTGAACGCAGGTCCGAAAGACGGTCTTGCTATTATGCCTTCCGGTGGCGCCGATTCTGCTGCTGAAACGAAAGTTTCTTGCGGCACTACTGTTGCTGACGAGAAGGAGAAGAAGGGGAAGAATAGCGCCGCTGCTGCTACTGTTGCTACTGAAACGAAAGTTTCTTGCGGCACTACTGTTGCTGACGAGAAGGAGAAGAAGGGGAAGAATAGCGCCGCTGCTGCTACTGTTGCTACTGAAACGAAACCTTCTTCTAAAAAGGAGAAGAGGGCCAAATTGTTGGCTGATGCTCTTAGCAATCCCGCGACTGATGCTCTTAGCAAGCCCGCGACTGATGCTCTTAGCAAGCCCGCGACTAAAATTGGTCCCGCTTCCACTGTGCTCGTGAAGCCTTCTTCTTCTGGTTCTTTATCGAAGACTACACCACCAAAGGCAACTGCCGGCGGTGGTGTGGCTCCTCCGGTCCACGAATCCTTGGATGATCTCTTATCGAGAGTGGAAAGTCTTACCAATTCGGTTTTATCGAAGAAGGGACATTCTACGACTTACGCAGAAGCTGCTACTCCTCATGTAAACCAGACTGTGGAGGATTTGACATCACAATTGAAAGAGGTAGTCTGCAGTGATGCTTGTGAAAAAGTCCGAAAGGATAATGAAGACATGGTTCGCATGCAGAATCAGTTGGCCAAGCATCTCTTCGATACTACATGGGAACCAACACGTAAGATTATCACCAGCTCAATTGCGAACGTTAAGGCTGCGATTATCGCGACCACTGACCAAGCACCGACCGATGATGTGATGAAGATGACCCTCGTGAAACCAGAACACCCCTCAGCGGTACAACTCGTCGCGGCGAAGGCTAAGTTCGATGACACGCTTTCAAAACTGAATGTCGATCTGAAGGATCTTGAGGAAAGATTGCGTCTTCACCTTCTTGCCATGCCGCTGACCCACGCGCAAGCGAAAGTGAAGAAGGAAAATGATAAGATCCAGAAGGTAAAGCAGGCCGCAATTGCTGCGAGGACACTTTTTGATAGTCTACGCAAGCTCTTCTTTGATGGGAAGGCCTCCAACCATTTAGGCTTCGCAACTGTTTGCGAAAGCCTTGCAGAAAAGGGAAAACTTTCGTTTGATACTTGTATCAAGAGTAAAGTCGATCCACATACGTTTGCGTTTATTCTGATGCGTGAGAACAAGGAATCAACCGCAATGACCCCAGCGTTTGTGGTTTGCAATGAGAAACGAGAAGTCCGACCTCTATCGGCGATCTCACCAGAACGAATTCGTGACATTTGTTTCAAGTTCTGGACAAAGTTCGTTGTTATTCTTGCGCCACGCCTTGGAGAGAAAGGAATGCAACCACAGCATCTGATTGCGAACGCGGTGCATTTTGAGAAAGGGCTTACTCCGGCTGATCGCAAAGAAAAGCTCGAACAGAGGAAGATTCAGCTTGAAAGCTACAAATCGTCGGCAGGGGCTCCTGCTGTTGCTCGTACTCCTGCTTCTGCTCCTTCTTCTTTGCCATCGAACCAGTTCGCTGCACTCGACTCGCAGTCCGATATAACTCTTCCGGAGATTCTTGTCATCGAACCGATCAAGCCAGTCCTCAAAACAAGGGGGGGGTCTGCTCAGGTTGGATGTCGTTCGGCTACAAGTGCCGGTGAAAGAGCCTCCACCACTCAGAGCACAAAAGTGGGAAGTGAGTTGGTTCACCTTCTCAGTCAAGTCAATACGTACGCTCATGGAATACCGGCAAATCGCGCCGATTTCTTAAATCCGAAGGCGTGGTCTAGTTGTGCAACAAACAGAGCGAAGATCATGAATAAGCTCAGTGAATTGGGCTTTCCTGTCGAAACAATGGAAGAAGTCTTTTGTGCGCTTGTGGAATTGGGTTGTATCGAATCGATGGACTCAGTCATCCAGACGAAAAAGGGGAAGGCTAAGTCTGTACGCAAGGTGCTCTGTACTTCTGCCAAGCAAACCGCTTCTCATGCTTCGTCTTGTGGTAAGTCCCAAGGATCTCAAGAGGCTTTCCCAGCTTTGTCAAGATCATCCAATCGTTCTGCTGCTCCTGCTCCTGCTCCTGCTGATGCGACTACTGTTGTTGTTGTTCCTGCTGCTGGTGGTGGTGGTGGTTCTGCTCCTGCTCCTGCTCCTGATGCGGCTGTTGATATCGATCAACAGATAGCAAAATACAAGCATTCCATGCGGAATATGATGGGTTGTATGGTTCTTGACGAAATACGTGGGGATGAAATGCCAAGCGGTGCTGTGAAAGCATTGGATGCAATCCATGCACATTGCAAAGCACTAAACCCTCCGGAGAGTCTCATTCCCTTCTTGGAAGCTCGAAAAGTCATCGAAGTCATCGAAGTCAATCACTCGGCTTCGACCTTTCGTGTGATTTCAAATTAAGTTCGTAAAGTTAGTTTTCGAACAACGTTTTTTTTACCTAAACAGTAAAAAATTATAATATATTTATATAATAAATGAAAACAGATGATATTTTACCCCCACCAATGATAAAATGTGGCATTCAATATAATTGTATCTCTGATTCTATAATCTATGTATTACAACTTATAAAACTACTTGATGATAATATCGGTAAAAAAATGCGTCTTAATCAGAAAATATCTCCCCAACTTATACAAAAAATAATTGATGTTTATAAAGAATTCTCAAAGCGCTTTTTTAGTAAGAAGTCAGTTGATTGTATGAAAAAAAACTGTAATATGAAGAAGAACATTCCTGAACTTACAAAATTAATAAAAAGTTTAGAGATATTTATAAATGGTCATCGCGCTATATCGAAAGGATATAAAATTAAACCAAGTTCAAAAATTCCACAAGTTAGCGTTGAACCTTTTGTTAAATTCATAACAAAGTATATTGACGTATTCAAAGTATTACATAAAATAGTTGTAGATATTGATAAAAAATACAAAAAGTATTTTTGAAAAAATAAAAATCATAGATTCTATAACTATAAATCAAGCTGATGTTTCCATCCCCACGCAATTATTGATATACGTCCTTCCTGCGAGAAGTTATCCGGATGAATTGGTAATATCCCATGTTTCCAGTTGACATTTATATCTCTACAAAAAGCATAAGCACTACCATTCGAACAAGGAAATGACACAGTCCTCCTACTATTATTTTCTTGGAAAGCGATTTCCCGTGTCTTCCCAAAACTTACGCCAACTGTAAAGTTTTGGACTTTTGCTTTATCTTCTTTTACCGCACTCGCATCGTGATGAAACGGTTTCCAGTCTGAGCTATCTTGATACCAATTACAACGCGTCGCCTTTATATCCATATCGAAATAAGTCGCTATCCGATTTATAACCATGTTAAAAGTCGGGCATTTCTGCTTCCAGTTTGTCTTATCATCGGCGATGAGATGCGTATCCCCATGCCACAGCTTGAATATTTCTCCACCGCATTTTACCATTTCATCCACTAATTTCTCGTATATCATTGGTCCTTGAATAAAATCGGGAATTAACACAACATCCCGCGTCTGAATATCTTTGCTAAATTTCGTCTGGCTTGTATCAACAATGACTCTCATATCACACGGTTCATAGTTGGGCTCGAACTCTGTCGTGTTCTTTTTATGACCACTGTGATTCCCAGCTTCTCCACTAACAAAATGATTCTTTTTACAATCGGCACCCCACTTACAGGCGCCCCCCTTCCAAAATCCATAACAAAGATTATTGTCATGGATATAATTACACGGATTACGAGAACACTTGTGGTTCATAAAATCGCGACATACTTTTTCCATAATAAATAATAAAATTAATTCTTTAAGCTTAACTTTTTAAATTCAAATAATTATACAAGTAAAAAGAGGAGATTCGCCTTAGGCTCCCCATTTAAAAGAATCTGACTATTATTCATAAACAACGAAATGAATAACACTAAAATAGAAACAGCAATCCTCGAAGAATGGAAGAAAGATGACACATTCAAGAAACAATTAGAGAAGAACAAGGAAAATCCAACAAAGGTATTTTATGATGGGCCCCCCTTTTGTACAGGTAATCCCCATTATGGTCATATCGTCGCGAGCACAATCAAAGACATATTCCCCCGCTATTGGGCGATGACCGGATATAATGTTCCCAGAAGATGGGGATGGGATTGTATCGCGGAGGGGACCGTAATTAATTTAGATAATGGAACTGGTCTGTTTATCGAAGACCTCTTCGAGTATTCCGGTTCAGTCGAAACATGCTCAATTTCCGATAAAACTATTACCAACCGCACATCATCAAATTTCATCTGTAAGGGCGACCGCGAATGTATTGAGCTCTTTTTTGATAATAATACATCTCTTGTCTGTACGCCGGACCATCATTTATATACGGACTATGGTTGGATAAAAGCGGGGGAAATTCAGGATGAGGTACTATATGCAATGCCAGTAAATCCGGTTCCATATTATTATATGAACTCATATAATTGGACAATCCAGACGAATGCGTTCATTTTATCTTGTAGCAGTTTGAACAATAAAATGAATTGTTTGGCCTATTTCCGCTTGTTAGGATACGTTAGCGGAAATGGATTCGCCAATAATAACAAAAATTACGTTCTATTTCGCGAAGTCCCCGAATTATTTTTGAGAGATATCGCCCTATTTACGAATGATGAAGTTTCTATAAGGTATGAACCCACTTTTTCAAAATATATGGTTGAAATCCCACATGTTTTCCAAATGGAAATTGATAAAATTATTCCGGCGGTTGTAATTGATACTGGAACCCCTCTATTCTTACGATATGAATTTTTCGCCGGATTCTTTTCGGGCTTGTATTCAAATTTCAATGAAAATCACGTATATGTCGTCAATAATATATTACACGGCGTATGTGATTCCGGACTATTTTTGAATAGGGAAAAAGAATCCCCATATTTGAGCAATTTTCGCCTGTTAGTGGGATACCGATATGACGTGAAACCCCATATAGCACAAACTACCAGATTAGTTCGCAAAGAGAGTGTCGGATTGAGACGCGTGTATGATATAACCGTTGCCCAAACCCATAATTTCATTGCGAATGGAATTGTAGTTCATAATTGCCACGGGCTCCCTATCGAGTTCGAAATCGAGAAGAAGTTGGGTATTAAAACGAAAGATGAAATCCTCAAATTTGGAATCGCCAATTATAATGAGGAGTGTCGTAAGATTGTTATGAAATGCTCGTCCGATTGGAAATACACAATTGACCGTATTGGTCGATGGGTCGATATGGAGAATGATTATAAGACGATGGACCTCGATTTTATGAATAAGGTTTGGACCGTCTTCGCGAAATTATGGTCCCTCGGGCTCGTATATGAGGGCGTCAAAGTTATGCCATATAGTTGCGGTTGCGCGACCCCCCTATCCAACTTTGAGGCGAAGTCGAACTACAAGAGTGTTCGCGACCCCTCCGTCGTCCTCCGGTTCAAAGTATGTGGCGCCCAATTACAGACCTCTCTCCTCGTTTGGACCACGACGCCATGGACCCTTCCCTGTAATATGGCGGTTTGCGTAAATCCGGATTTGGATTATGGGGTGTATGAGCGCGATGAAGAGTTGGTTATCATCTTAGTTGAACTCGCTGGGAAGTTCGGGATTGAAGGGGAGCCCGTGAATATTATTCGGGGTTGTGATTTAGTAGGGACCGAATACGTGCCACCGTTTCCAGATATCATTACAGGACATCAGTTTCGCCTTGTTTCTGACCGCTTCGTGGATAATTCATCTGGGACTGGAATTGTTCATTTAGCGCCCGCATTTGGAGAGGACGATTACCGCGTCTGTTTGGAGAATGCGGTCATTGAGAAAACGAAATTACCGATGTGTCCGTTTAATGCGAATGGCTATATGACGGACGAGGTTCCCTTTTTGAGTGGGGTCTATTTTAAGGACGCGGACAAAATCGTTTTAAAGAAACTGGAGCCTATTATTTTCCGTCTGACATATGAGAATCACGACTATCCCTACTGTTGGAGGAGCGACACGCCCTTAATGTATCGCATTGTCCCCTGTATTTTTATTAATGTTGAGAAAATTCGGGATAAGATTGTCGCCGTTAATGAGGCGGAGACAAATTGGATGCCGAATCATATAAAAGATGGGCGCTTCGGGATGTGGTTGAAAGATGCGCGGGACTGGTGTGTTAGTCGGAACCGCTACTGGGGAACTCCGATTCCCCTTTGGAGGTCCGATGACGGCGACATTATTTGTATTAGCTCCGTCGAAGAATTAGAACTGGAATTTGGGTCTAAAATCGCGGATATTCATCGTCATCACGTGGATGGGATTGAGATTCGCCGGAATGGGAAATTGTATCGCCGAATTGAGGAAGTATTCGACTGCTGGTTCGAGAGTGGGAGCGTCCCATTTATTAATGAGAAATATCCCGCAGATTTCATTGCGGAAGGTCTTGACCAAACGCGGGGCTGGTTTTACACGCTGATGGTTTTGGGTGTCGCCCTGACAGGGAGGAGTCCATATAATAATGTAATCGTGAATGGGTTGGTTCTAGCTGAGGATGGAGAGAAGATGAGCAAATCAAAGAAGAACTTCGAGGACCCGAATGTCATTATTGATAGACATGGTGCGGACGCATTGCGCCTTTATTTAATAAGTAATGGCGTCGTTCGGGGAGAGTCGATGAAATTCAAGGAAGATGGAATCAAGCTGATTACTCAGAGCCTCCATATTTATTCACATAACACTCTCATTTTTCTGAAACAGATGATTCCGTTATATGCGCAGAAATACGGTGAGAATTTCCATTTCTTCGAGGGGGTCCCACACACTTCCAACTTGATGGACCTGATGCTTCTTAAATATTTGAGCGATTTTATTGCTTCAATTCATCGTGAGATGTGCGCATATAATTTGTTCCCAATTGTTCGCAATATGGTGGGATTCATTAATCAGTTGAGCAAGACATATTTGAATATGAATAAGATGCGGTTAAAGTCGATGATAACGCAGATTGATGCGTTAGAGAGCTTAAATGTATTATATTATGTATTTCGGATGTATTCACTGATGATTGCGCCCTTCGCTCCATTTATGGCCGAGTATTTTTGGAAGGAGTTGGCTCTTTTGAAGTGTGGTGTCATGGGGAATATATATAAATTTGAGTCCGTCCATTTGGAGACATTACCGCAGAAATTGGATATCGCTTCGACTTATTTGGGGCGAGAGGGTTTCGAGTTTATAGAGACGTTAATTGAAGCCCGCGGAGAACTCCGGAGCAAAGTTCTGAAAAGCGCGAAGAAGCCCGTTTATAAGCAGACTATATACGTTAAAAATTGGCGGCTAGTTCCAGTAATCGAGGAATTACAAGATATTTTTCAGAAGGAGTTTAATGTATTGACAATTGATATGACATGCGAGTATTTGTCGATGATAAAATATGGATATGAGATTGTTATGTCTAACTTTGGGAAGCGTTTCAAAGAGGGGGCGAAAGAGATGAAAAAAAAGATTGCCGAGTATATGACTGATGAGAATTTTGAGATTTATATTCGGGACCGGAGCTTCTTTATTGAAGGGGTCCGTTTTGGAGAAGATGATGTTCGAATTGTTGCGAAAGTGGATGACGCAAAAGTTCGGGCGGGGGAATATGTTCAATTTTATGAAGCGGGTGGGATAATCGTTGTTAGCGACTTGAAATGGAATGAAGAGTTGGAGGGAATTTATTTGATGAAAATGATAATGCGTCATATTATGAACTTCCGGAAGGAGAAGGAATTGGTGCCGACTGATAAGGTAGTTATAATATATAAGAATTTGGGAAAAAATAAACTGGTTGAGGAGAAAGAGGGGGAAATGGCGGATTTATTGGGGGTTAAATTGTGTAAAGTTTGCGAAGGGGCGATTGGTGGATTTATTGGGGCTACCATATTTGAAGATGATGGCGGTCATTATGAATTTAAACTGTATTTTTCATAAAATATTTTAGTTAAGAAATATATTTAACTTTTTTGATAAAAATATTACTAATTTTTATCAAATGTTTTTTGATTTAACTTTTTTCAAAAAAAGTTAGTATATTTTCACAACAACAGCGCGTCGTCGCCCGCTTTTGAGAAGCGACACTTTGTGTAATTCATCCGCAGTAAAAAAAAGTAGCATTCCTCGTTGTGGGTATATAGTTCTATTGTAAAAATGGAATTCGCCTCCTGTAAAATCTTCGCGATATGTATCCAAATATATAATTATTGTATATAGGATTGGTTTGTTTGTATATAATCCGTAAATATATTTATCGTCCATATGAACAATTTGGATACTGTGAATTTTTTGTAAATCGGATATTTTATGTTTTATTAGTTTTTTATTATCGTAGTGCCATTTCATTTCGTATCTGTCTACGGCCGTATTATTTCTGTAAATGACCTCGTAATTGTTATAATTGTCCAACTGTGGAATATTGAGTTTGTGTTTATTTTCTTTGAAAAATGCGAGAAGATTTTCTGGTGTTGGGTCCACAATTGATTCTAATTCAGTAAAAAATTCTGTATGTGCGATATTTGTAATATATGGTTCTATTTGTTGAATCATTGTTTTACGATGATTTAGAATAATTTCGTCGTATTTTGATTTTGATGTCATTTATTTATTTATATTATACAATAAAATAAAATCAATTTTATTCTCATAATAAAATAATGACCAATTTTATTATATTTCCACATCAGTTATTTGAAGATATCGCATTATTAAAAAAATACAAAAACGTATATTTAATTGAGCATCCCGTATTTTTTGGTTATCGAGAAAAGAAGCTCATATTCAATAAAAAGAAGCTCGTTCTTCATTTGGCGTCGATGATGTATTACCGCGATTATCTCGCAAAATCATTAAAAAAGTCGATAAATCACATAAAAATCGCATCTATTCCAGAAAAGAATCGGGGAGCGTTTGATTTTGTCAAAGATATCGATGGCGATATTGCCTTTTACAACCCAGTTGACCATTTCCTATTTCATCAAATCGAGACCTACTGTAAGAAAAATAAGAGGGGATTTGAGGTAGTAGAAACTCCGAATTTTATAACGTCCGAAGCAGAATTGCGTGAATATTATGCGTCCGTAAAAAGCAAGAAAAAACCTTTTTTTCAAACGAGCTTCTACAAGTGGCAGAGGGACCGCCTACATATTTTACCGGACAGTAAATTATCGTATGATGATGAAAATCGCAAACCGATTCCGAAAGGGACTAAGATTCCAGAGGTTGTTTTTCCAAAGGAGAGCGACTATATTAAAAAGGCGGTTGCTATTGTGGAGAAAGAATTCCCACGTAATTACGGGACATGCGATGATTTTTGGTGTCCGATAACATTCGCGGACGCCAAAAAGTGGTTGGACGCCTTTATAAATGAGCGCTTGAAGAGTTTTGGAACATACGAGGACGCAATTGTGGAGCCGGATGCCAAATATAAAAATGCGTTCCTTTTCCACTCGGGGATAAGCTCATCGCTGAATATTGGGCTACTTGACCCGAAATATGTGGTCCAGAGGATTTTAGAAAAAGGGAAGGGAGTTGCCATAAATAACATTGAGGGGTTTATTCGGCAGGTAATCGGTTGGCGTGAGTTTAGTCGTTATACTTACATCCATATATACAAAGAAATGACAACCACGAACTATTTCAAGGCGGAAAATAGGTTGAACCGGCGCTTTTATGATGGGACCGTCGGTTTATCTATCATGGATGCGACTATTAAAAAGGCCTTTGATACAGGTTATCTCCATCATATCGAGAGGCTTATGATTATTGGAAACTTGATGAATTTGATGGGGATACATCCAGATGATGTGTATGCTTGGTTCATGGAATTTGCGGTTGATTCATATGATTGGGTCATGATAAACAATGTCTATTCAATGGCCCTGTATTCTGACGGTGGTCTAACGACGACAAAAGCGTATATTTCGTCATCAAATTACGAGATGGTTCGGAAGAGTGATTATAAAAAGGGGGAGTGGTGCGATATATGGGATTCGCTTTATTGGGGTTTCATTGAGAAACACGCGCCCAAAATGAAGAGGATGGGTCGTTTTGGAGGGATACAGGTTTCTTTTTTTGAAAGAAAGAAACCAGATGTTATTCGAAAAATAAAGGATACTTATAAAAAATTTATGGCGGCTGTTTTTCATTTATAAAATAATAATTTTTTATCATAAAATTGGAAAGGTATTTCTTACTCCAAACAATTCAAAACAGATGCGGCGGACCATTTGCGATTTCTTTTGTAAAACCGGATGTAATTGAGAAATTCTGCGATTGTTTTTGATGAAAAATTCCCGTATTTAACCTCTCGAATTTCTTCATCTTCATTGTTCATATCGTATAAACGGTGTCTCGGATTTTTTGTGAGTTTGATAAGAAGTTTCTCAATCTCATCGCACTTCCCTCCGTAATACATCAGATTTACCAACTGAATAGTATCCACTTCTTCCTCGCGTTGAACTACTTTCGTTATTTTTCCTTCGCGGTCGCGAACATACATCCTCCCATATTTTGGGACAGATGGCTTGTAAATACCATTCCTTTTTCTAAAAGCGACTGATGATTTGACGCGACGACTAATAGTTTTCCTCTCTTCTTCGGAATCAATAATCCCGCAAACAATCTTCTTGAAATGTAGCGGAATAGATGAAACCAATTCTTCATTGACAATGTGAATCGTATTACGATTCACATTACAGCAATTGATGAAATGTGAGCAAAATCCTTGGAAGTCGCGCGTAATGCGGTCCATATGCGAAAAAATGAAATGTGTGTCCTTGTTTTCAAGAAGCGCATTCATAAGTTGCTTCTGTTTTACAATATCCTTTCCTGAGAGCGTTTCTCTGATAACAGATACAACATTGAGTCCATTTGTCTTCGCATATTCTTTTGCTTTTTGAACTTGGTCTTCAAGACTATGTTTCATTATATCGCTCTCGCGAGCATAGATAATCGCACTGCTTCCGACTGACATTTTCAAAGAAGATAGTTTGCTTAAAATGTCATCTTCCGGCTTGGAAGCTGTTCTTGATGAAGTTTGTTTTTTGATTGCTACTTTAACCATTTTAGATATTTATATATTTATATATTTAATTTTTATAATTTTAAATATTCAATTTTTCTTGGCTTTTACTTGGAATATTCATCATATGCGATTTTCCCAATAAATGCGAGAAATCCAAGAGAAACAATTGACAGTCTGACCGAATCTTCATTCTCAAAAATTTTGGATATGAAATTGTTTTCATATTCCTTGATATATTTGGAATCGACTCCGTTTTGTGAAATCCATTGGATTGTCCCCATTGTTCCCGCATATGCGGAACCACTATTAGCTAATATCGCATATTTGTCTAATTTTCGATAAGGAGACTCGATATTCGAATTAAACATGAACCCATTTTTAGGTTGATATGACGCGAGTTCTTCCCATATCCGTTCTACTGGAACATTTCGCTCTTGTGCGATGGCTTTAACTCCTTCATAAGCCTCTTTGACCATCAATCCACAATGCGAAATTTTGTTTTTTATTAATCCAATGCGATTCGCCCATGTTTGCTTTTCATTTGGATATATTTGCTCCCACATTATCGAATCGCTCGGTGGAAAATTCAAAAAATTTCCTCCTCCATTTACAAGTTCTTCTTGTCTTCTTAGTCCAGAAAAGCTCATTTTTATATCTTATAAATTCACAAATAATTTTAAATCAATTTTTACAGGTAATGGCGCAAATACATACGATATGCGCGATTTAGTTCCTTATCGGACTTGCTATTATACAAATAATGGGCCTGATACCTTTTTAGCAATACCTCTATTATTTCTGTCCGAAATCGATGAATTTTATCATACCAGTCCTTTTCATCAACAAATTCATCATAGTAGCCGTTATCAATATCCATAGCAATATCGACTAATTGGTCAGTTTTAAGGTCAGACGCCCTCCTGAAATAATAATTTGACATATTATATTTATAATAGTGCGCGTTTTTTTAAGTTAAAAAATAGTAGTTATAGTAATATATGACAGAAACCGCGAATGAATCCTCTTACAAAGTCTTATCTTTCGACGTTGGAATAAAGAATCTCGCCTACTGTAAAATTGAATTCTCAAAAGAGACTAAAACTATTGTTAGAATCGAGGAGTGGGGCCTCATTAATTTGAAATCGGACCCGTGGATTCCTGACCATAATGAAAAGCGCTGTATGGCCGAAGTCAAGAGTGGCGCCGTTTGCGGAAATTGCTCGAACTCGTGGATAATAAAAGACGGTGCCCGAAAAGAGTTGTGTCGTGTCCATTCAAAGAATTTCGATAAGGCGACCCCAGATTACTTCCCGTATGAGTTGCGCGATTTGAGTTGCGCCTGCGGTGAGAAATCGCGCAAATTCCACACAAAAATAAGCGAGTCTATGATAAGAATATTCGGTTATTGTAATAAATGCGCAAAGAAGACGACCGAGCAACTGACTAAGATATGCGATTATATGAAAAGCGACGATACTAAATTATACACGAACTTATATGATGGACTTAATGCGATTAAGATTGATGATGTAAATGAGGTAGTCATTGAGAACCAACCGGCCTTGAAGAACCCGCGAATGAAGTCTATCCAGATGTTCATTTATAGCTTTTTCTTCATTGGAGGAAAGACAGGACGTTTGAGTGATTTGAATCAGGTTGCTTTCTTCTCGGCTACTAAAAAGCTCAATCCTACAAATATAGTAGAGAACATTTTGAAGAAGAAGAATAAGGAGGAACTGACACCTGCTCCGGTTCCAGAGTCCGCATCCGCCCCAGAAGAGCCTCTCTCCGAATACAGAGCCTATAAAAAGAGAAAGAATGATTCTATTTTTATTGTGAGTTGCGTATTAGATGAGATGGATGATTGGAAGAGGTTCTTCCTATCTCATCCGAAGAAGGATGATTTGGCAGACTCGTTGCTTCAAGGAATCGCTCAATATTGTAAGCAGACGCAATCCATCTAATTCTTTATTTTACTCTTAGAGCTTATTCCCCAACCAACCATCTTCTTTATTCGTTCAATTTCTTCCATATCTTCCTCTGGAAGCATCATTTCTCCATTAAGAATTCGTTTGAGGCCTCTTTTCGTAATTTTCTTCTCACTTAACCACTGGCTACCGAGAATAATCGCTAATTTTGCGTCCTCTTCCGCTTTTTTACGGGTATTCGACTCAGTATAATCAAATTGGTCAGCCCATCCCTCGAATTTTTCACGGATAACATCATCTATATTAATTTCGTCAGAATTGTATAAATCGCATAACTGGTCATATTTTTCGATCGCAAATTTTTCGACAAAACATTCAAAGTCAAGCATTTTCCAGCTGTTTTTACATTTAAGTGTTTTAATAATATTCTCCTTGATATTTACTACATTGTGATTTTCTGGATGTTCCTCGTGATAATGAACCATTTTAATAAATTCTGGAAGACACGTTGATGGGTGGCTTATCAGTTTTTCAATTTGGTTTGGTGTTATATAGTTAAGATTTTCTTGCCCATATGCGTTTATTTGTATATTTTGTTGATGAACACTTTGGTCCAAGTGTTGATTAATTTGATAACTATATGTATTTCCGATTTTCTTAGTAAGTTCGAGGACCTGATTCTCCAAGTGGGATATTCTCTCTTTATATAGGGTCTCTTTTTGCTCGATAACGTCATTCTTTTTTGATAAAATACTACATTTCTTGATATGTTTATTAAGGTTGAATTTTGTGGAGTACGTTTTTTTACAGTGTTCACATTCTAATAAATTGATATAGTTTTGTTCTTCTTCATTTGGGACATCATCATCTTCTTTATATACACAATTATGCTTGCTTGTAATATGTCGGTCGTAATTAAATTTACGGTCGAAGGTTTTTTTACATATTGAACATTTAAACATTATAATAGTATTAGAATGTTTTTTTTATATCTTTTCGTATTTGCTCCTAAATTCTTACTCATTCCAACTACCATGATAATTATAGATTATGAGCTACTACGCAAAATATGATAGTTTGACTGAATAAATAGATAATTATTTATGGTAGTGTGGAATATTCTAAAATATTATGGAATGTAAATTGAGCAATGAAAATTAATCTATATATAGATTAATGACGATATTTTCTTTGGGAGGCGCATGTGATTTAGAGCACTTTTCAAGTTTAACTCATGTTAGTGGTAATTTAGATAATCAGGCAATTGTTCCAATGTCTAATTCAGGAGGTGAATTTGGAAATAGCTCATATAATTGGAAAAGTGATTCGCGGGCAACGATTGATATGACCACGCGCGACAGCTCTTTATTTAATGCTGTTTCTGAGAGTGGTAATTCTGGACATGTCAATTTTGGACCGGATGTGTGGGGGTCATCTACTGATACGTATGTATCAAGAAATCCGTTATTAAACAATAATTTAGAAGAACGTAATGTTCAAGAAAGTAATGTTATTATGCCAAATATGAGACCACAGTCGGCCTATATGCCTACGTCGAGGACTCAATTTGTAAAAAACGAGGACGATAATGGTCGTGATTTGACAGTTGTTTCCAGAAAAAAACCGAAAACAATTGTAATCCCATTGCCCCCATATGATAAGAAAAAGATACAAGAGGACCAAAAGAATATGTGGATATTTATAATAATTGCGTTTATTCTTGTATGTGGAGGATTACTCTATAAGACGAAATATGCGTCGTAAAATTATTTCTTCATTCGTTCTCCCATTTTAACGAAAATGTCGAGCGCTAATATAATAAAAATTCCGATGATTATTATTATAAAAACTTCTTTCATCGAATAGATTCCAGAGCCAGTGGATGACATATTTCCAAAATTTTCTTGGATGTTCCGCTGTTGGAGTTGGGGCTCTTCATTTTCCACAAAATTGCGGTATCTCGCTTTCAGTTTCTGCTTGTATTTTTCTGCTAAATTAAGGTATTTCTTATAGAGGAAATAGTCTTCGCTTGTCATGTAGTTCTCGGACGATTTAATATTACGTTGGCGGTCGATATATTTAATGTCATTTGTGTTGTCCTCTAAAAGGTCGAGGGCGCTATCATTATCATCGTCGTCATTAACTTCAACTGGATATGTATAATTGCGTTTTGCTTTGTCAGGAAATGATACTTGATATGGAACAATATTGCTCTTTATCGTGTTTTTAATTGGGTTTCCTCCGTTATATGAAGGAAAATATTTGTCTAAATCGCTGTTTTCGTTAACTTTGGGATATGTTCTCATATTTTCGGGAGGATTTGGTGGAACAGTTGATTGCTGAATGAGCGGTTGCTGTTGCGGTTGTTGATTTATTTTTTCAAAATATTTGGAGGAACTAAAATCACTTCCCCACGCTTCTTCTAATGAGCAGTATGTCATCTAATATTATTTAGAAAAAAATAAAAGGAATTAAATAATAAGTTTTTATACATCTAGATGATTTATTTATTTACAAAGTAAATAAATAAATTTTGTACTATATATAAAATGATGAATATGGGCATGAATGAACTTCCTATACATATATTTGGAATATTAATTTTTATCATTTATTGTTTAATTATTTTACTGTATATGTCGAAGAAATATCGGTATTTTTTTATTAATCCGATTGTTCAGTTGATATTATTGTTGATTGGTATTTTATTGGCTACACATTGTTGTTTCTTTGGTATGTTATATTTAGTGGCGTATTCATTAACATATTATTTATTATATAAAAAGGAGCTATCAGAAGCATTTAGTGTAGTTGAAAGCACATCATTTAATCAACTTCAAATTGAAAAAGACTCATTATTAGCTGGATTGGAGAATGAAGAAGATGAAGTTGACGGAGTTTGGTCATCCTCTCTTTTAGGAAAAGAGATGGGATTAAATAAAGGATGATTTTCTAATAAAAAAATAATATATTTAATATTATAATGATTGAAGGGCACATTATATTCAACGCGATTCTCTATTCTATCGTGATTGCTTATATTCTTTACATTAATTTTTCGGCTTATTATCAAACTGGAACCGGCTTTTTGAAGGCTCTCGTTAATTTGTTTCAGAACTGGATATTTAGAACTGTATATTTATTGATTGTTGGATTCTTTGCGCTCGATTTATTTCCATATGGAGGTTTCGTTTTAGCAATCTTGCTAACAATAGCTTTCTTGAATACTAATATGCTTGTATATAAGAAGGATGTAGAGGAGAGTTTAACAATGCAGGAAGAGCAAGATGAAAAAAATAGACTTCCAATGGATGTTCCAATTCAAGACCAAACAATGATGAACAATCAGAATAATCAACAAGAAAATTCTCCAACTCCGACTTATCCATCCCCAGAATCATTAGGAATACAATCTAATCCATCAATGATTCAACCTCAACCTCCACAACAACCGGCGCAAATGAATCAACAGGCGCCGATGATGAATCAACAGGCGCCGATGATGAATCAACAGCAGCCAATGATGAATCAACAGGCGCAAATGAATCAACAACAGCCGATGATGAATCAACAGGGAACAATGACAAATCAACAGCTTCCAACATTTTCTCAACAAAATCCTCCCTCATTACCATATCAACAACCAATGATGGACCAATCACAATCGCAAATGTAATCGACTAAGTAAGATTATGTATATATTTTTATTTTATTAAAATAAAAATGAATGAAAATAGTCGTATATCATCCGTGATTGTATCCGTTTTTTGTATTGGAATAATTATATTTATTTTATTTACACAAATGGAAATAAGCACAATTAAATTAAAGTTGAAAGATGCTTCATTAATACTTATATTTATAGCACTCTTAGTATATATTAATGGTTATGAAAAATTATTTTTAGTTTTATTATTAGTATTTGTAATTTTCTACTTTACTCCGAGCGAATACATGAACAGAATAATGTCATATTTTACACAAAAGAAATCAATATTGAAAAAAGTAAGAGTGGTTGAAGAACCAGAGCAAGAACCAGATGAAGAATATGAGCAAGAAGAGCAAGAGAAAGAGCAAGAGGAAGACCAAGAGCAAGATGAAATAGATGATAATTATGACACTGAATCGCAAGCAAATACCGAAATAACGATTGACGATGATATTGAAAATGAAGATATACAAATAAATAAAATATCACAAAATAATAATAATGATTGATTTATTATTACAAACAATAGGAGTAAGTAGAATATTTAATGGAGTCTCAACAATGGCGATTCAATTTGGAGGGAGATATGTTTCAGCTGAAATCCCATCTAATATAGAACGAATATTCAGTCGCCCATTTTTTAGAAGATTATTTATTTTCTTCATTGCTTTTATTGCTTTTAGAGATATAAAAATCGCAATATTGGCTACACTTATCTTTATAATATTATTCAATTATTTATTAAATGATAAAAGTAAAATCTATTTAGGAAAAATATTTAGATTACAACCATTAGAAGAAATTAAAAAGGAGACTCCAATAACAGCAGTCGAATTAGAACAATCAATAAATGTCATTCGCAGATACAACCAGAGTTTAGAACAAAGAAAAATAAATGTTTCCCAGTTAAAATAATTCCTTTTGCGTGTTATTTTAAATTCTTAAATCTTAACACTATTAATGAGTATAAGAGTAGTTCAGGATAGTGATACTAATACAATTAAATACAATGATAATATGAATGTTCCTAACCAGAATATTCGTATTGTTCAGTCGAATGATAATTTAAAAAGTTCGCGGTATAATAATAGTAGTTCTATGAGACCAAAATTAAATGAAGATAGCAGTCCGAAAGAGAATATGTTATTAAATGATATAAATTTACTGGGGAACCCTAAAAAGACGCGGGGAATGAGTTCATCTGAGGAAGAGACCGATAATACATATACAAATGAATCCGAAGTTATGACCGAGGAGGACACAGGGGACGTTGACCGTCTTTTAGAAAACAACCACGAGGGTGATGGCGACAGTGATGAAAACAACTTTGACCCATTTAATAATGATGAGGAATCCGGTTCATCCGGAAGTGGAGATGAAGAAACGAGCAATGAAGGGACCAATACAACTAGTCAAAGCGGAGAGGAAACAAAAGAAACTTCTTCATCAAGACGACTCCCCCCTCAACGTCAGAAGACGATTGATGAAATTAATCAGGAGAAGCAAGAGATGCTTTATCGTTTAGATCGGTTCGAACAGAATGGGTTTAAGGCGAGCCGGAAGTTTAATATGACATCGAATTATGATGATATTAAGTTTGAGTATGAGAGGATTAAGAAGCAGCGGGATGTAGATAAGAGTATTAAATTTCAGAGGAAGATTCTAATGGCTGTATCTAGCGGTGTCGAGTTCTTGAATGGAAAGTTTGACCCCCTCAATATCAAGCTGGATGGATGGTCTGAGTCTATTTATGAGAATTTACAAGAGTATGATGAAGTTTTTGAGGACTTACACGAAAAATACAAGGAGAAAGTGAAAGTGGCTCCGGAGTTGAAGTTGCTTATGATGGTTGGTGGAAGCGCATTTATGTTCCATTTGACGAACTCGCTATTTAAGAGTAAAATGCCCGGGCTTGGTGATATCCTTCAACAAAATCCAGAACTAGCCCGCAATGTCCAGCAAGCGGCGATGAATAGCATGAAGCAGAATGAATCGAAGAGTGGGAATAGCGACCCCCTGTTTGGTATGATGATGAATCAGGCGCAGGGAATGATGGATAAGAGAGGTGGGGCTGGGGCTGGCCCACGAGAAATGCGTGGTCCAAGTGGAGTCGATGATATTTTAGCTATGGTGAATAACCGGCCACAAGCGCAATCAAAGCAAGAGGATACAATTAGCAGTGTATCGTCTCAGGAATCGACAAAGAAGCGCATTAAGATTAAGAAACCGCAGGGGAACGGAAAATTCGTTTTGAATCTTCAATAAATATATATATATAAAATTATGGGAGATATTTTTATATCAATCGCGTGTTATAGAGATTCCCAAGTTATTCCGACAGTTGAGAACGCATATAAGAATGCGAAACATAAAGACCGCATTTTTTTCGGGGTTTATGCTCAACAGGCGGATAAGGACTTGGAACTGAAATTTGATTGTCCTTTGAATCAGGTTCGCCTATTAGTTCATCCACACACGAATGCGCGTGGGCCAGTGTATGCGCGTTATATTATTTACAACCGGCTTTATAAAAATGAGGAGTTCTATCTTCAAATTGATAGCCATACACGTTTTATTCAGGACTGGGACGAACAGCTCGTTTGTATGTTGCGGTCGCTCAGGGATAATTGTGTGATTAGCACATATCCAGTGGGATACAGTTTGAAAACGGAACAGCTTGTGAAGACTGATAAAGTGAATGTTATCAAGTTGAAAAAAATACGGAATGGTGTCCCTGTCTTTTATTCGGTTCCTGCGAAATTGGAGCGCCCCGAGAAGAATCTTTTTTGGGCGGCCGGATTCAGTTTTTGCTACGGGGCCATTTTTAAACGGGTTCCATTTGACCCCCACTTGAAGAATATATTTTGGGGCGAAGAATTTCTGATGGCGTTGCGCTTTTACACGAGTGGGATAGAAGTATATACGCCGGACAAAAATATTGTTTATACTCTTTGGGACCGAAATTACCGCCCGACATTCTGGGAATTGCGGAATATTGATGCGAAGAAGTTCGACGCGCATGGTTTCATAAGTTTTTTGCGCCTGTGTAAAATTGCGGGGTTTTATAATTCGCGGATTGCGGAAGAGCGGGTATTTAAGGACCTTGAATTATACGGGAGTGGGAAAGCGAGGAGGGTGGATGAATTTTTGGAAGTGAGCGGGATAAAAGAGATGACTAATGATGTTGTATATTTAAAATACGTTAGAGAGTTCGTTGATAAAATTTAGGTCGCTATTACTTTTATCTAAAAATTAAAAATTATTTTATTGTATTATATGGAAGGTATTATTCAATTGAAAAATATAATAGAAAAATATTTAGAAAGAGGATATAAAGATGATAAAGAAATATCACTGACGGACTGTTATTTGTTCTTTTTGTTTTTTTTACAGCGGTGTCAGTTAGTTTGTAATTTGTTGCGCTTACTTAATGTGGAGATGAACGACTTATTCGCATTTTCAATAAAATATTGTATTATGTATGAGAACGACTTTTCAAAAGTAATCCGAAAAATGTATAGTTTCAAGCGGGAATTTGATAATGAGGAGATAATTGTAGAGATTCTGAAATTTATTAAATCGACGGAAGTTGTTCAGGAGAAATCGACGAAGCTGGTGGGGAAATTTGTGGCGGAACATAAGACGCGACTGAAAGCAATATTGAACAAGTTTGGTTCAATAAAAGGGATGATGGACCAATATGACCATAGTTTAATAAATGATAGCGATGTGTTTGCTTGTATAGAAGACAGTCTGGTAATTCAAACGAAGAAGGATAAAGTTAGTCGGGAGATTGTTATGATTGAAGAGGAGTGGCGGATGTTTGATAAAAATGGGAACATCCTTTATTCTATATTGCGAGAGTGGTATAAAATATAATATTATTGATTCGGAATAAAAAAACTAAACTTATTTTTCCTCATCTCCACTGCTAACCGCGACATTCCCGATTTTCGCGATGGAATGAACTCCTCCGCTCCAAGTATAAAATAAAAATCCCGCAAACATTCATAAACTTGCTTGTATTTATCCTTGGACCCGTAATGTAGATTACCAATATTTGCGGGTGGGACCGTATTTTGAATAATTGTTATGTCCGCCGGAAGTTCAGATGCGATTTGTCCCCTCGCGGTCGAATCATCCGTCGCCAAATAAAACGTCTTTATTTCCGTTTTATTTATTGTTTCCTCGACTCTTTGGATGAACTCATTGATGTCATGTTTCATATCTGTGTTTCTGAAATGTCCAGCGATATATGTTCCCTCGATTTTCTTTTCGTTTTCCAAATCATCTCTTATTTGTTGAACGACTTTTATATTTTTCATTTGGAGGTTTCCGTGAGCTCCTCCATAAATTATAACATCTTCATTAGTATCCCAATCAACTATTGATATGTTTCGCTCTCCAATGAAATACTGGCCATTTATATATTTTGCGGGGGCTTTTTTTATTTCATCGCCGACTGGACATTCATCATCGTATTTATCCGAGTAATTAAGAGAAGCGTCATCAATGAAAAAAATGAGACCAAAATCCATCATAAATGCGCTATGATTTGCGCAATCGATGATGAGTTTCCGACTCGTCTCCTTCGCTTTTTGAATACAAAAATGTATTCCTTTTAGCATATGGACGAGACCACCACTTGCTTTGTAAATAATATATTTGCGCATATATTATTTAAAATGTTATTATAATTTTGAAAAAACGGATGTGAGTGAAAGATTTAATTGTTTATAAAATTTTTATTATTAAAAACGTTTGTTTTCGGAATGAAATCGTTAATTGCGCGAAATTTTTGGTCCTGAATTTGCTTTTTCTTGCTCTCCTTTGGTTCCCCCTTGAAATGAATCGTGAAATTATCGTCATTCGCAGGAGAGTCCGTCGTCCCCATATTTAAGTTGATGATTTTTTTAGCTGTTGGTTTGCGATTTGAGAAAACCCCTAAACTTTCTCCGGTGTGTGGCGTCTTCATATCGAACAGAGTCGGTGAATTCTTTGGCTTGTTTTCAATCGCCAACATATTGAGAGTCCCGCGGTCATTCTCGATATGGAGCATCGATTCAAAGCTTTGTTTCCCCCATATTATTTGGAGACAATTCGGATAAAAATATTTAATATTAAACCCGTTCTGTTTTAGCCGGAAAATGACGTATTGGATACAATTCGCAAAATTATATGTGGGCTTTCCAACAATGAAATCGGGAACAATAAAAATACTAAATGGTTCATCTCTTAATACCGACGTTTGAACACGATGAAAACACATTTCCAGAACATCCTCATATATTTTTAGACGGCCTTTCTCCCTCTCGTGGATAAACTTTTTTATTTCACTAACATTATACATATTTTTATGAATTATTTTTTTTTCGTAATTCCATCGAAAAAAAAGTGATATACAATTTAATGAAAAAAATACCAAAAATTAAAAAATTAATCTTGTCCGGAGGGGGAATTAAAGGGATTGCGATTGCTTCCGCTCTGGAAACACTCGATGACAAAATCCAGCTCTTTTCAACAGTCCGAGAAATAATTGGGTCATCTATTGGGGCCTATATCGCATTTTTCATATGTATCGGCGTCAGTCTTAGAAAGATTCGCGTTGTTTTTGAAAACATCCGTTTAGACCAGTTTCAAGAGTTCGACATGAAAATGTTCATCTCTAAGTTCGGCTTCGATGAAGGTAGTAAAATGATGAACTTTGTTAAGGCGATTATTCAGACACAAGGTATAAACCCAAATATTACATTCCGACAATTAAAAAAAATATCCAAATATCGGTTGATTATAACGGCCAGTAATATTTCTCGGTCGGCCCCGAAGTATTTCTCCGCAAAAGAAACACCAGATTTTCCAGTTCTGACCGCCCTGAGAATTTCGGGAGGGTATCCCTTCGCATTCACGCCGGTTGAAATTGATGGCGAACTCTACTCTGATGGTGCCATTATTTCGCCAATTGCTTCAAGTATTATAACTAAAAAGGACCGCAAACGGACGTTGGCTATTCTTTGTAGTCGCCCAAACAGTCAAAATAATATAGAATCAATATATCAATATATTCTAAATGTAATATATTGTATTGTAGATAGCTTAACTGAGCAACTCGCTAAACAGTTAAAGTATAAGGTCATTATTCAATCAACTGTCCCATCAATGAAATTTAATATAAACGAAGAAGAATGTGCCCTATTAGAAAAGACAGGGGAAAACAGCGCAACTGAGTGGCTATCTAATTTTCATTCATAAAAGCTTCAATCGCTTCCGCGGTTCGTGGCCCTTCATAATCGAGATATTTATCATCTTTGGGATTTGTATAATATCGAAGACTTGGGAACCCTTGAATTCCAGCCTTTGAAGCAAAATCCTTATGGTCATCGCAATTAATCATCGCAACACGTCGGTTTGGATTATTTCTATATCTTAATCGTAGTTGCTCATAGTCTGGCTTCATAGTCTTACAATGTCCGCACCACGGCGCATAAAATAGGACCATTGCTGGTTTTTTAGAAGAGAAAATTGTTTTTGGGTCATCATCTGTGTTATTTGTTGAAGACATGTTTTCCATAAGAGCATCTAAATTATCGAAGTTTTCTTGTTGGTTCATCCTACTAAAACGGTTTGGATAAAAAACGGCCATAATGATAACTGCCACGATAAAAACCCCTAAAACAACCCATAAAGCAATTTGGATTTTATTGTCAGAAGAACATCTGGCGGCCTTCGCGAGATTAACCTTAACTTTCATATTATATAAAATAAAAAATATTTCATTATTTCATTCATAAATGGTTCTGTATTCTTTTTGGCGTGGGTTCGTATAGTGTCGGATAGTCGGAAATTTAGTAATTCCTAAACTTGGATTGTCATCACAATTGATTATGGCGATTCTATATTTGGGATTATCTTTATACTTCTCTCTTAACATTTGATAATCCGGTAAAAATTGATGACACGTGCTACATTTTGAACAGTAAAATAACGTAACAGTTGGAACTGTTGAATCTAACACTGAAATCGGGTCAAATTCAATATTGCTTTGATTCGTCATATTTTCATACGCGTTCTGTCCGAGTTTATTAATTTGGCTCAAATATATTATAACAAGAACAACTAGCATTCCGAATACAACTAATAAAACAATATATATATGATTCGAATTATTGGAAGAATTTGAAATATTCATTTTTGCTTTCATATTATATAAAATAAAATATTATAGATATTATAGATATTATGAATGAACTCTCGCAATTTATAATAAGTGGGCTAAAATCAATTCACGCCATTACGAACAATATTGATTTTAATAAAACAACAGAAGATTATATCCGAACCCAATTGAAAATTAAAATGAATAGTGAAATTAAAACCGACGAAAATTTCTTCAATTTTCTCCAAAAGAATGATAAACATCTCAAAAATTTAAGAATATTCTGTGTTATTCCCGAAAAGGAACAATCCCTTAAAGAACACATCTCCCACCATTTCCAGAATATTAACACTAAATATGATGGAGATAAGCTATTCTATTTCTATTTTCAGATTGTTATGGTTGAACAGTATCTGAACTCCGCTGGGAATGACCTAAAACGCCAAGACCTTAAAATACGTTTAGAGAATCTTCTAAAAACGGATTGTCTGCGCGAACAACTCGAACATAAACGGTGTTTAAGCAACAATCACCACAAAATTGATGTGATTGTTATGAGCGATTTAAAGAAGAATGTTAGTGAGGTGTGTAATAAGGAAACTACGAATCTTGATAAGTGTATTGGTCGCAATTTATATAAGAAATGAGAATAATATTGAACTTTGATTTTCCAGTCATTAGAGAGAATGATATGTTCTCGTAATTGTTCGCAATATCAATTAGGACCAATTTTCCGTCAATAAGCGTTGCGATTCCATCTATATTATCTCGATATTCTGTATCGCGAGGAATGAAGCACGTAGCGAACCGGTTCAAATTTTGGATTGATAAATAATCGACCTCATGTATTCCTTCAAATCGGATTGTCTTTGGAATATCATATAATTCAAATAAACGCGTAAAACTGATTTCAGTATTTAGGCTTTTAGTTTCCTTTCCTTCCGAGTTGTCTTTTATTATTTTCAAATATATTTGATATTTGATAAAGGTTTGCTTTATCTTTTCATATAGAATCCGTTGGGATTCATCATATGTATCGCGATTATCAACCACGATATACTCTTCTACATCTTCGTTCTTATAGAAATATTCAGTTATTGTATGTATGCCAGTATCCATTTCTGCTTCCATATTATTATAATATAAACCATAGATTTTATATTCAATTTTTATAAAAATAATATAGTTCCTAATTTTATACCAAGTGTTATTCCAATACCACCGACAATTGATGAAATAAAGACAATCTTCGATATTTTCATATAGTCTAATTTATTTGAGGTATTTAGTTTATGTATTATTTTTCGATTTGAGATTGGAGTGTTTTTTGGAGAAGAATCTCTTTGCGCAGGTGGTCTTAGAAATTCATATCTTTTTTTTATAGGAGAATTTTTAGGAGATTGTTGTATTTGCGGGGAATCTTTTTTTATTGGAGAATATTTCGGTGTTGGTTGTCTTTGGGGAGAATATTTTGGAGATTGAACTTTTCTAATTATTGGTTTATTTGCGCTACCATCAACAATATCGGTCTGTTTTATTCGAAGACTATTGCTTATTTTATCTGATAATTCCTTCGATATTTCTAATTTTCCCATTATTTTATAATTTAAGAATATAAAAATATTTTATGTTAGAAGAATAATCATGAACCAAATAAAAATAAATGTTGTAAATTCAAATATTGAGCAATTCAAAAAAAACGAGGACTATGTTATAACTCTTCCCAAATTTTTAAATTGCGGGACATATGGATATGTATTTACAACAAATTATGCTAACTATTGTGTAAAAATATTATGTTTAAATCCTAATTTGGATAATACAAATGAATTAGTAGATTTGGATGAAATTGCGGTTATTGATAAAATAATTGAATCGAAACAGACTTTCGAAGTTGTTAGTTCTGAGTATTGCTATGGGAAAATTGTATGTTATAACGGGGAACTCGATATTAAGTCATCTACACATATATCAATTAATAAAACGAATAATGATATTCCTCGAAAAAGTTATATAGAACAAAATAATAAAGTTAAAAAATTTGTTATTTACGAAGAGAACTATGTCATCATCATGCCCCGCTATTTTGACATTCGAAATACAAAAATAAAACCAGAGGATATTTGTAAAAAAGTAATCAAATCAGTAGATGAATTATTGAGTATAGATTTGATAAATATTGATATAAAACGCGCGAATTATATGGTAGATATAAACAATAATGTAAAAATGATTGATATGGGGATGATGCGAAATAAGGATAATATGGATAAATCTTTTCGGGAGAAAGAGATTTCTTATTATATATGGCCTATTCATAGGGTTCTGAAACATAAACAGTTGATATCGTATATGATATCGATTTTTATGCTTGAACTAAAATATCCAAATGATGTATATGAAATCAAGAGCGATTATAATCACATAATGATGATTATTAAGAAATTCATGAAATTAGAAGAATTACATATTATGTTTAGGGACATAATAAATAAAGCATTGACTCACGGGGTGGATTACGAGATATTTTCGAGAATGATATCATTTGTATAAAATTGATGGTAAAAAAGGATTAATTTTTTAAATATATAAAATGTTTTCTTTTTTAAATACTTTTAAATTACTAAAAAATAATGGACTTTCTGTTCCATTTCATAAAATTCGATTTGTTGATTCAACATCCGTCTTTGGTCATTCTGTTGCCGTCAAAGTCTTTCATGATGGAACAGTTTGTATCAGTTTCAATGGCAAACAATATAAGTTTGAAAAAGCATTTGGACCGAAGTTTCACATCGGCGCTTTTCAACTTTTCGCCCATGAGAATGGAATTGTGTTGTTCTCAGGACATAAGTTTGAGTATTTTGTTTTTGAAAATGATGTATTTTCAAAAGTAGAGTTTCATCAACATCCATCTTCTATCTACAAATGCTTTGTCAAAAAAAATCTGATTGTTTTATGCGCAGGAAAAAGTATTATGTCATTTATTTTTCAAGATAATAAATTTACCATGCTCCATTACCCAATCAGACATGGAATTGATGGTGGAATTCTGACATTTGTTGAAGAGGCTTCATACTTTGTGTGTTGTATCCATGAGAAGGATTCTGAACTCACCGTAGTTTTAATCAATCTTTCGAGCGGAAAACAGAACTCTGTCTTGACATTGACTAAATATCACAGTTTCAGTTCATTCAAGAATAGGAATTGTACTATTTACATTACGACTTCTCGCAATGGTTCTCTGATTGATACGAAAATTGAAATAAAATAAAATTAACAATCGATTCGAACGTTTTTGTCAATGTCAAGCAGAAGGCATTCTCTCCGACTATGTTGGAAGTAGTTAAAATCAAACATCTCATTTGATTTTTATAATTTATCATCGATTCATAACTTGATGAAGGAATGACAGGATGCTTTTCGGTTCTCTTGGACCAATGTACTCAACTAAAAAAAATGATTTAAAATAATTCAGATAATTATAATTATAATAATTTATAATGACACGAAAACAATGTAATGAACTTGGATGTAAATCAAGTGCAAGAGGAAATTCCGATAAATGTAGAACACATGGAGGCGGAAAACGTTGTAATGAACCGGATTGTAAAGCAATTGCAAGAGACAATTCCTATAAATGTGTCGCACATGGAGGCGGAAAACGTTGTATCGAACCTGATTGTAAAGCAAGTGCACAAGGAAAAACTGATAAATGTATCGCACATGGAGGCGGGAAAAGATGTAATGAACCTGATTGTAAAGCAGGTGCAATCGGAAAAACCGATAAATGTGTCGCACATGGAGGCGGAAAGCGTTGTAATGAACCTGATTGTAAAGCAGGTGCACGAGGAAATTCCGATAAATGTAGAACACACGGAGGCGGAAAACGTTGTAATGAACCTGATTGTAAAGCAAGTGCAAGAGACAATTCCTATAAATGTGTCGCACATGGAGGCGGAAAACGATGTAATGAACCAGATTGTAAAGCAAGTGCACAAGGAAAAACTGATAAATGTATCGCACATGGAGGCGGGAAAAGATGTAATGAACCTGATTGTAAAGCAGGTGCACAAGGAAAAACTGATAAATGTGTATCACATGGAGGAGGAAAACGTTGTAATGAACCGGATTGTAAATCAAGTGCACGAGGAAATTCCGATAAATGTATAGCACATGGAGGCGGTAAGCGTTGTAATGAACCAGATTGTAAATCAAGTGCACGAGGAAATTCCGATAAATGTATAGCACATGGAGGCGGTAAGCGTTGTAATGAACCAGATTGTAAAGCAAGCGCAATCGGAAAATCTGATAAATGTAAAGCACATGGAGGCGGAAAACGTTGTAATGAACCTGATTGTAAAGCAAGTGCAATCGGAAAATCTGATAAATGTATCGCACATGGAGGCGGAAAACGTTGTAGCGAACCGGATTGTAAAAAAGGTGCAGAAGGTAAAACAGATAAATGTGTCTCACATGGAGGCGGAAAACGTTGTATCGAACCGGATTGTAAAAAAGGTGCAGAAGGTAAAACAGATAAATGTGTCGCACATGGAGGCGGTAAGCGTTGTAATGAACCTGATTGTAAAGCAAGTGCAGTCGGAAAATCTGATAAATGTATCGCACATGGAGGCGGAAAGCGTTGTAGCGAACCGGACTGTCATTCAAGCTCACAAGGTAAAACCGATAAATGTATCGCACATGGAGGCGGAAACCGATGTCAGAATTGTAAGGATTGGCCTGATTCAAGATGTGGATGTGTAAAATATGACGGATATTGTGCAACTTGTTTCAAACGAGTATTTCCAGACGATGAACGTAGTAAGGTTATATATACTCATACAAAAGAAATTATGGTTAGGAATGTGTTAAACAAAAATTTTGATGGATTCATTCATGATAAACCATTATATACTATGAATTGTGATTGCACTCATCGTCGTCGTATAGACCATCGTAAATTGATAGGTAATACTATATTAGCAGTTGAAACCGATGAATTTGGACATAAAAGTTATGACCAACACGATGAAGAAATACGTTACGATGATTTGTTTATGATTCATAGTGGTAAATGGATATTTATTCGTTTTAACCCAGATAATAATATTAGTAAAGTAGATATTGATGATAAATTAGATAAATTGATCGAGACTATGAATGAATGTATTGAACGAATTGAACGAAATGAAAATACAGAATTGGTAGAAATCATAAAATTATATTGCTAAATGGTTTACATGATTTTTAATAAAAATATATATTTATTTTATGAATCAATAAATATATTTCAAATTACATTTATTTCAAATAAAAATTTATTAGATATATTCATGAGTTTTGTATTAGATACAACAATTGACAGATGTCATTTGAAAATATTGGAATCAAATAATGAATTATAAGTTATTATTACTGATTTTTTTTTTGTTGGAAGACATAACTTGATGAAGGAATGTCAGGATACTTTTCGGGTCTCTTGCTCCAATGTACTCAATTGGAGCATTATCGCGATTATCAGAGAACTGAATCGTTGGAAACCCTTGGATACCATTAGCTTCTGCTATTTCATTGTGTTTTGAATTATAATCAGCATTGAACGCTGCGGTCTGAATACCAGTCTTTTTATGAAGGGCCTCCGCGAGTGATTCCCAGAGTTGAGTCATTTCTTGGCTGTGGCAGTGAGGGCACCAGTGCGCGTAGTAAACAGTAATCGTTGGCTTTCCATCAAGAGGCACCAGTTTTCTTTTAAGGTCAATAACCTTGAAATCAGACGGTTTGAGTTCCTTGACATACTTCGAATCTCCGTATATAAGTTTGTCATCTTTTTTGGCTTTTTTGACTTTTGTGGTCGCCTTCTTAGCTGGTTTTTTAGTTGCTTTTTGGGGTTTTGTGGCTAATTTAACTTTCTTCTCAACCATTATATTATAAATAATATAATAATTTTCTTTTTCTAAATGGTATAATTCATCACATATTGAACTGTTTCTAAAAATGAATGAGATGACGCATATTTTTTCAGCTTATGAACTTCCCCCCCCTGAAATTCGAACCATTTAGGGATGAGATACTTCTTTTTACAGACGGCTGGCGTATGATTCATTCTCCGACCCGTTATTTCAAGAACCTCCTTCATAAATTTCTTACACTCCTTAACTGTCTCTCCCTTTAAACGCATCCGCTTCAAGTTCGAATAAAACTGGCGGTTAGCTCCGACCTGACGGATATCCTTCGGTTTCAGTTTATATTTCTTAATCAGTTGATAAACATCATCATACTTAATGTTCTTGAATAAATCCTTCTGATTTTTAGAAAGGAAGCGGTCCAATATTTTATAAAGCTGGGACTCCTTATCATCTAATAAGCAATAATTGACTTCCTTCTTTTTCCCCAAGAATTCAATATGTATCTTGTCATCCTTTTTACGAATGTGGTCCTTCGTCAATGTAAGCGCCCCATCAGTTCCATAAAGCTTCTTATATTTCTCATGACCAATCCGGAAATTACATTCATCCATTAATACAATTGATGTAGTTATCTCATTGTAATGCTTGTAGCAATAATCTAATAGTTTATCAACCTTCTGAATCATTTGGCTAAAATTCTTGAATTTATTTCCTTCTGCCTTCTCCAAATATTTTTTTGTGTAAAAATATTGTTTTCTTCCCGCGTTATCGATTACACACGCGTATATTTTATCATTTAGCGGGGGATAATAGAGGATTGCTTTTGGAAATCCGAGGGCGACCTTCTGAATATTCGCCGGTAAATCTACCTCTCTGATTGGTTCCCTTTTATCATTAAAAAATTTGGACTCTTTTTTTTCTAAATTATTCAATTGGTAAAACTTCATAATATATTATAATATATAATAAAATATGATTGCCATTATTTTAGCGGGGGGCCTCGGAAAAAGAATGAATTCCGATTTACCAAAACCAGCGCATAAGATTGATGGAAAGTCGCTTCTTCAACACGTCATCGATAAATTAGCATCATTTAAACGCATATTTATTGTATATGGTCAGAAACGCCTTGATGATTACATCGTCCCCCAGAATAATATTGCGTGGGTTCATCAGGACCCGCAGTTGGGGACCGGACATGCCGTCCAAGTCGCCTTCCGTGAAATAGAGAAATATTACGATGGTGTTCCAAACACGAAAATACTAATTTGTAATGGGGATGCGCCTTTTATTAAGAGGGAGACCATCCGCAAAATAACTGGTGTCCAATTTGAGGCATCCCTCCTACTTTGCGACGTAGCGAATCCACACGGATATGGACGTATTGTATTGGAAAATCAACGGTTCAATAGAATCGTTGAAGAAAAGGACTGTGATGCGAATCAGAAGAAAATAACACTAATAAATGCGGGTCTATATTGTCTATCGTATGACCTCTTGAAGAAATATATTCACCAATTGAGAAATAAAAACTCCCAAAATGAATATTATTTAACGGATATTTTTGAAATATTAGTTAAAAATGATGAATATATTAGTAGTGTTATTATCACGGATGAAATTGAGATTTACAATATAAACACACCAGAACAATTAGAATCCGCAAATAACTATTACGCAAAAATTAAATAAGACACAAATTTTACTTCTTTTTGCTCAAAATTTTCATGAGCGATTGACGCTGTTGAGCCAAATTAGGAGGACGATTTTGTTTAATAATGACTTCTGTTTTATTGGCTTTAACTGATTCTTCATTTGTATCAGTAAATTCACGAAATGTTTTAATTTCGATTGGAACAGGAGCCAATTGATTCATCCCTGATTGAATCTGCTGAAACTTCAAAAATTGCTGGAATTGATCCATAATTTGAGGGTTCATAATATTCTGAACTTGATTCAATTTTGGTTCTAATTTTTCTTGTTGTTGTTTCTTCAATAACAATGATTTTTTCTTAGCTTCTTCTTGTTGGTGTTTATTTCGCTCTTTCTCTTGTTGTTCTTTATCTTTTCTTTCTTTTTCCAATTTTTCATTCATAAACATCTTTGATAAATGAGGTTGCTTTTTGAATATCTTCTTCATTTTTTCTTCATGTTCTTGGTTTATTTTAGAACTTACAACACTTGCGAGTTCTGTTTGAGCATCTTCCTTAACACTTTCATCATCTACACGTTCATCATCGAAATCAATATTCTCATTTGTTCTATACAGTTGTCTCCACATGACTTTATAGTGAATTCTATATTGACTACGAATAAATCGGTTCTCTTTATATTTATATATAGCATTCTTCCTCTGATTTTTCTCAGGGGTTTTTGTATAAATGAAATCGTCAATCATATTATCAGGGACTCTATATTCTTCAAATTTATTAGGAAGGAATGATTCTAAAAAGGCGTTCCACATTAGGTTCAATACAATATTCCTATCAACATCGCCTAATTTATTTGGAGGCCACCAAGATGTGTTATTCACATCAATAATATATATCTGTCCATCTTCATGAGAGCGCAAAACATCAATTTCACCCATTTCTAATCCAATATACCGACAATAAGTAATTATTTTATTACATTCTTGTTCAGTTAGGTATTTTAGTGGACTAACAATCTGAATTGAGCGATTCTTGGATGTGAATCGAAGACCGCGATTTCGCGTTTTAAAAAGAACACACGGAATAATTCCACCAACAATCGGAATACGTAATTCATACAGAGTATTTGGATCTTTCTTATCAGTGTAATCAATGATTTGTTGGTAAGAGTGGTCTTTGAATATATCGTTCGCTTCAATCGGGCATTTTAGGAAAAAACACGACTTCGTTCCATTTCCATTGTGCTTGCTAATACAATACCCATTAAAAGTAGTTGGGTCTACTTTATATCCGTATCCAAAATGAGTCTCGAATGATTCGGCAACAAAACCTTTTGCGGTATCAACCAAAAACAAATTAATCAACTTTATTTTTTTACCATTCTGTTTAAGTTTTGGGGTTTGTTTATTAATGTCCATGCGCGGGTCCCAATAGATTCCTACATCATATTTCCCATTAAGTTTATTACTCATTTGAACTCCCGCTTTACGAAGCATAAAATAAGTTGTCGATTTTTGAAAATGTGGATAGTTTCCATAGATATATACTTTCAGAGGAGTCAGATTCTTTTCAACCGCGATTGGTTTAACTGTTCCAAAATAAGAATAATTTTTATTTTCACGTGGGTTTTCTAATTCATAATCTCTTTCATCGGCGAGTGTTAATAACTGGCGCGCTTTCTGGATTTCAAGTGGTTTATTTTGTTTTTGTGATGGTTTCTCCTTTTGAACACGTTTTTCATCCTTAATTGACCTTTCATCTTGAACACTTTTCTCTAATTTTATTGATAATATTTCATTTTGCTCATCGATATTTTCTAAATCATCATTGAATGTAGATTCGCTCGATATTGAATTTTCCGACGATTTGTCCATAAAAATGGAAATATATAATTTTCTAAATTATTACGTAAAAAAATAAAAAATATTTTGCTCTAAAAATTATAAAATGAAATATTGTTATATAAGTATTTTAACAACTGATAACTATTTAAATGGAGCCCTCGTTTTATGGAAATCTCTTATGAGCACATCTCCTAAATATCATTTTAGTCTTTTAGTCAGCCCTATTTTATCAAAAGAGACATTAGACACTCTTAAAAATCATGGAATCCATACAATTGAAATAGTCCCTATTAAAAATCCGATTTTAGATGACCCAAAAGACCGGCGCTATTATAATTATAGCAAACTAAACATGTGGAACATGACTCAATATGATAAAGTTGTCTATTTAGATGCGGATATGGTTGTATTACACAATATTGATGAATTATTCGAAAAGAAGAATATGTCCGCTGTAAATGCTGGGGGATGGATTAAAAAAGATTGGGTTCAACTAAACTCTGGCCTTTTAGTAATCGAACCAAATAGTCTCGTTTTTGAAAATATGAAATCGAAAGTTGGGCATATTGAGAAAGAGAAAGGAAAGGGAGACCAAGCATTCTTACATCAATATTACCACGACTGGCCTTCTAAAACAGAACTACATTTACCTCATATATATAACATATTTGATAGCCATATTGGAGCTTATAGGAAGAACTTCGGTTATTATATTGATGAAGTCCAAGGAAAAGAGTATGATTTTAAGCGCATTAAAATTGTCCACTATATCGGACAGACCAAACCGTGGGATACCATCCAAGCAATTGAGAATTCATCAAAAACAGACGATGAAACATACGCTAATAAAATATGGGTCAAATATTTTAGGAAGTTATAAATTTTTAGCATAAAAGTATCTCTTCATTATTTGAATAATGAAGAGTTTCCCAGCATTGTATGGAATGTCAAAGACTGATAAAACAAAGAAGTGGCTCATTTCAGTAAAAATGAATCCCGATAAAACGGCGACGATAATTACTGAAAATGGATATGTCGATGGGAAAATGAACGTTAGTCATCGTGTGATAAAAACTGGTAAAAATATCGGAAAAGCGAATGAAACAACTGTTCTCGAACAGGCTGTCCAAGAGGCTGAAAAGAAATATAATGATAAAATTGAGAAGGAAGGATATTCTACGGATCCGGACCACATTGAAATAAAAGTTTTCCCGATGTTGGCGAATAAATTCGAGCCGAAGAAGAAAAAGTCCAGCATTATTTTTCCTTGCTTTGTTCAGCCAAAATTGGATGGATTGCGATGTATGACGTCAAATAAGAAGGCACCCCTTATGAAAAGTCGGGCGGGGTTGGAGTTTAAGAGGATACCCCATCTAATTGAAGAAGCTAAAAAGTTTTTGGAAGTTGCGGATGGGCTTGGGCATGGCTCAATTTATATTGATGGTGAATTATACACTGATAAGATACCATTTGAAGAATTGTCGGGATGTATTCGAATGGAAGATGAATCAGACCCAGAAAAAGAGGCAAAGCTCAAATTGATTGAATATCATATCTATGATTTATATTGCGCCGATAATCCGAAAATGGATTATGAAGACCGGAAGAAACTGATTGATTCCATTTTCAAAAAGAAGAAATTCAGTCATTTGAAAAATGTAGAAACAGATAATTGTAAGAATAAAGAGGATGTCGAAGATTTTCATTCGAGTTTTATTGAGAAAGGATATGAAGGATGTATGTTGCGGAATAAGTTGGGCGCATATCTATTACGATATCGGAGCAATGATTTATTGAAGTATAAAAAGTTTGAGGATGGTGAGTTTGAAGTTTGCGGATATGAAGAGGCGAATGGAGAGGATTCTGGGACAATTATATGGGAATGTTATTATGTTAATAGCGAAGGAAAGAAGGAAAAATTTAAGGTGCGACCAAAAGGCTCACGAGAATTTAGGAGAGAATTATTTGAAAACGCAAAGAAGAGTTTCAAAAAAATGTATTTAGGACAATTACTGACTGTGCGATTTCAAGAGATTAGCAAAGACGGGTGTCCTCGATTTCCAGTGGGTATCGGAATTCGCCATGATATTCTAATTATTTAAGCATCAAAATAGACATTGACTGTTGCGCTGACTGTGTTTTTACAGATATATTTAAAAAAAACTATACTTTTTTTGAAAATAGCTGTAATAGTAAGATTTACTTTGAGTGCACGGTTTTCAAGAAATATAAATGCTTTTCCTGTATTATCCAAATTACATCGATCGAAAAGAAAAATAAGATAATTCGTAAATATAATTATATTAATTTCTTCGATTTATTTATGAGTAAAGAAAATGAACTCGATCCAATCGAAGAGATTGAAGAAGTTGAACAAGTTGAACAAAATGAAGAGTCTGATTATGAAGACGATGAAATTGAGCAAGAAGACTTAAAAGTCTATGTTCCAATTTCATTAGATGATTCTTATTTTGGAACAGTTAAGAAACTCTCATTTGAACGATTGTCTTTTAATAGTAATTTAGAATTAGAAGATGGTGTTAAACCAGTCGGAAATTTAGAAAAAGAATCTGTTGATATGGAAATAACTATTCCTAAGGGTGCTATGATTGGAGAATATCAAATATTCAAAAATCAAGGGAATACTGATTCAAATAACAAAACCGGTGATTTAGTATTTATATATATTGATGAAGATGATGAAGAGAGCGAAGATGGTGAAGATGAAGATGGTGAAGAGAGCGAAGATGGTGAAGAGAGCGAAGATGGCGAAGATGATGAAGATGAAGATGAAGATGAAGATGAAGATGGTGAAGATGGTGAAGATGGCGAAGATGGCGAAGATGGCGAAGATGGCGAAGATGGTGAAGATGGTGAAGATGGTGAAGATGGTGAAGATGGTGAAGAGAGCGAAGATGGTGAAGAGAGCGAAGATGGTGAAGATGGTGAAGAGAGCGAAGATGGTGAAGAGAGCGAAGATGAAGAATCATCTTATCAATCAAGTAATTCATCCCCCCCTCAAAAGAAGAAGTATGATTTTATTCGTGGTAAAAATAATAATTTAGAGATTACATTTCCAATTTCACTAAAAGAATATTATTTCGGTGTTGAAAGAAGCATTAAGTATTTTGGAGACAAACAACTAAATCTTGTATATCCATTCAATGTTGATACTCATTCATCATATATATTAAGTGGGTATGGAATTAATGGCGCAGATTTCATTGTCAATTTTGAGCTCGAACTCCCAGATGAAATCCCAAAGGAGTATGAAAAAGAATTAAGTGATTTACTAGATAAAATTTGTGTAAATCATAATACAGTCGATTTCAAGCAACTAGACAGTTCCGACATAAATATTCTTGATAAATTTGAAAGTCAAGATGAAAGTGAAAGTGAAGATGAAGAACAAACACAACATGTTCCATCTTGTGCTCAACAATAATCTTTCTTTATAATATATAAAATGATATATTATAACCAAAATGGTCTATATTCAATAATAATACTTGTATTAATTGTAATTTATTTCTTGGTTGAACTTGGAAAAATAACAGATGGATATGTATTTGAACATTTAGAAACTACTAAAATAAGCACTATTAAAAAATTATTCCCAAAAATAAAAACAATTAAAGTTTTCAACTTCAAAACAAGAGAACCAATTAAAAGGAATGAGATTATAAAAGATATCCAAGAGTTTGATAAACAATTATTTGAATATAAAGATGGCGGAAACTAATCATCTTCCCAGTCATCGTCATCATCCCAAATATTATCATCATTTTTTTTAATTATTGACTCAATCATATTAGATATCTCTTTTGGAACATTTTTTTTAGTCCGGTTATTATCTTCATCCTTTTTATCCTCGTAATAATCCACATCATAAACACGGAATCTCTTTTGTGATTTATTATTTATAATTTCCAAAAACTCAAATGGATTTCCCCCATTATATTCAATCGTTTTAACATGTGTAGTATCTAACATTTCGTTTAAAGATTTATAAATATTAACTTTTTTTAAACACGCCTCAATCTTATTATTTTTATAACTAAAAATTATCGTATCTCCGACATTAATCTTTCCAAATAATTTATGACAATCAACTAAACCATTGTCATTTTTACAACGTTTTATATATTGAAATGTCTTTTCATCAACATCTTCAAAAATACGTTTTACCATAAACATAAATAATATTTTTTTATTTGATTGTAAGCGACATGTATTCTTCAAGTGTATTCTTCTTTTGAATAACCGGTTTTTCCCGCCTTAATCTCAAATCCATTATTGTCTGTTTATAATCATTATATTTTATATCATTATTCAACATATGTGCCTTCTGACGATGAATATTTACATATTGCGCGACTTCCGTCTGTGGATACATCGACGCCAATGGTGGATACATCAATGTATGATTCGTATCAACCACATAAAAGTTCTCTCTGTATTTATCAATTGTGTAAGGTCCCCCAAATTTTTTGAGTAGCCTCGGATCATCCGCTAAACGAATCTTATGTTTGGTCTTTTCATCTCCGGTCATCTCCATATTAAACTTAGACGCCATCAAACAAAGTAATGAATAATATTCCCACTTCTTCGATTGAGTCCGAATGTCATGACTCATAAAAATAAACCGTCCTGCGCAATTGAATGAACAAAATACGTCTCTACAATAAAAACGGCCCCTGTAATATCGAACTGGAATACCAATCGGAACCGTCTCAAATTTCTCTGTGCAATTAAAACAACAACAATCAGTCGATAGGTCCCAGTCTTTCTTAGTCTCCTCAGAAGCAATAATCATTAATATTTTAGCCTTCTTTAAAACTTTAAAGTTATTCTTTGATGACTCCTCGAACCCAATATCACGAACATAAACCTCATCCATTTCCAACTTTGGAACACTATCATTTTGACTGACTTCATTTTCAGATGGAACTTCTTCAATCTTATTCTTATCCAAAATCATCGCGAAATCACTAATCATTGAATTCATAGGCTCATAAGGTGATGGTTCCTTTAAATTCGGGTCATATTGAAGAATCCCACTGGTATCAATTTTATCATCATTTTCAACAGTTATATTTGCTTCCACTGGCAAATGAAGAATAATATTATCATCCTCTATTTCTGGAACATCCTCTTTATATGTGTTGATAACGGTGAAGCTCTTATCCTTTGGACGGCGACCTCTTTTTTTAGGGGCGACATCTTCTTCCTCGACCTCTTTCGCCTTAGGCTTCCTTCCTCGTCTCTTTTGCGTAGTCTGGTTATCATTATCTAATTCAATATCCTTATGTAATTCCATTATTTCATATGTTGTCCAATTTCTTTAAACCATTTTGGAAAAAATGAAAGTAAAAATGCTTAAAATATTTTAGCTATTAATATATTATGAGTTGTCAAGAAGGAACAATCACTCTCATTTTTGGACCAGCAAATTCTGGAAAGACCAATGAATTACAACGAAAAATGAACAGATATTTGATTATGAATAAATCAGTTATCGTTGTCCTTCCAAAAGTCGATGAATCTCAAAAGGATAATGTTCTGAATAAGTATCTCCCATTTTTCGTGGAATTTCTGACAGAATCAATAAATGAAGAATCTGTTCTTTGGGCTGATGTAATCGCAATTGATAATCTACATTTTTTCCAAGATTCAATCTCGGCCATCCAGCTCCTTTGTAATAAATATAGGAAAATTGTCATTTGCGCTGGATTAGACTCAAATAGCGACCGCGAATATTATCCGAACGTTATGAATCTGATTCCGAAATGCGATTCCGCCTATAAACTAATCGGATTATGTTCTGTAAAATGCGACAGCTCGAAGGGTATTTTCTCAAAGACAATTGATGGAAAGACAAGGACAGTTTCAAGAGAAGCCTATTTAGAAAAAGGATGTGGTCTCCTTCATGTAATTACTGGCCCTATGTTTTCAGGGAAAACGACTGAACTCATTCGCATTACGCGCCAGTATCAATCGATTAATAAGAAAATAATGGTCATCAATTATAGTCTGGACACCCGTTATGACAGCGAGGGAAATATTTCGTCGCATAACCGCGAAATTCTCAAAAAGACGCTCTCTCTGGAAAACTTAGATTCCCTATTGACGACACATTACGACCTTATTCAAGAGGTGGATGTTCTCATCATTGACGAAATCCAATTTTTCCGGAATAGTTTCGATGTCATTCGGGAGCTGGTCGAAAATGAGAATAAAGTCGTCGTTGTTTCTGGACTCGATGGAGATTATCTTCAAACCCCGTTTGGAGACGTTTGTAAGTTGTCCGCATTTTGCGAATATTTTCTGCGCTTGAATGCTATATGTCAGTTATCGGGAAATTTCTCGGACGCCCATTTTACAAGGAGGCTCGTTAGTTCCGACAAAACGGAATTGATTGGTTCAACTGACAGTTATATAGCTGTTAGTAGAAAGGTGTATAATTTACCGGAATATGACTTCCGGAGATTGATGGAAATGAACGAAGAAATCGCGCATCTACAATAAATATAATTTTATAATTTTACTATATCCAGTTTTCCATTTTTAAGGGTCCGGACCTTATATTCGTGAATCATGGTATTGCGAGTCGGATTAACTTTCTGAACTTTTATTTTTCCGGATTTTAGTTGTATGGTTGAGCATACTTTTTTTAAAGCGCTAAGAGCGCCGGACGCATTAATCGTAAATATCTTTTTATTTGCTAAAACGATATACTTATTTTTCATTCCTCCGACTACATTTCCGGGAACTGTCCAATCACTTATTGCTAATGGAATAATCTCGGATGGAGCTTCAACAAAAGCATTGATTCCACTTGTTGAAGACGCAAGAAGCGCAGTTGATGATTGTGTGGATTCCACTTGCGCAGTTCCTTTTGCTTCGGATGATGTTGGAACCGGAGTTATAACAGTCATATTATTTTAATCATACAAAAATTTCTTCCATATCCTTTGTATATCGCGTGACAACATTCCGATGGGTTATCTCAATATGATTCCCATTTTTCTCAACAATAATTGGATTATCTAATACAATAATTGTTCCAATATAACCATCTATTTTTTTAGAGTCTAAATCCATCATATAAAAAAGCAAATATTTAGTCCCGAGTTCATTATCATAATAATTGAATTCTTTGACTAATTTATTGAAAATTTTGTTCGCTACTACGATTTTACTGGTTCCTGTATAAAGGCCAGTATTTTGACCCCTGACCGGATAATCCACAATACAGAACCGTTTTTTAGAAGCGTTTGCGCGATTATTTGGATTGATATTATTGTTGTTATTATTTATATTATTTTTGTTATTGTTATTATTTTTGTTATTGTCATTATTGTAGTTATTGACATTATTATTATAATTTATATTTCCTAAATATAGTTTGTTCATAAATTATAAAATAATCTTTTTTTAGAATAATATATTCTAAAACTCTAAACAAAGAAATGATTCTTATTCGGAACCGAGCGCCTTAATTACATTCCTGTATTTCTTTACGACCTCCTTTATCTTACCGGTCTTCTTGTCCTTAATTTTTAGAACGACCGCGGGAGAAAGCTTAACCCTCTTACCCTCATAATGATAAGTCTTCTTACTAGACCCCTGAGTAGTCTCCTTAATAGAGAAGGTCATCTTACACTCTCCCTTCATTCCCTGCTTATGACAGAGTTCAGTGAAAGCGGTCGATGCTTTATCAATTGGGCCACGCTTCTGCTCCTTTCCACTCTTAGTAGTCATGGGAAGCTCATAGCGACCACCATCCTCGATGGTCTTTCCACTAACTTTAACAACCTTGAAAAAGCGAGATTCATCTTTCGAAGCACCTTTTCCTCCGACCTTCTCCGATGATTTTTTAGTATTCAACCGGTTAAGCATACCTTCCAGCTTTTTGAGTTCTTCCTTAAAACTGTTTGACTTGGGCATTTATATTATATTTAATATTTTTATTTTTTATAGATACGATATAATTTATTCTTAGTATCTAAATCAATAACGCTCACTAAATACAATTTATTTTTATGAAACGATTTTCCATTTTCAATATGCATTTGAAGTTGTTTGAACGCATCTGCGTGATTTTGCGACGTTATCTTATATTTTTTAACTGAACCGCCGGACTGCTTTTCATAACCATAACTATTCTCAATTGCGTTAGCTGTCGCCTGATATTGAGTCGTTTCTAAATCAGTTTTAATGAATTCGATGGAACTATTTTCAACTACATAACCACTGTTATCATAAAAATCGCTCAACCATCCCTGTTTTCCCATACATTATTATATATTAATTTTTTTGTTTCTTAAAAAAACATAATTCGTGGTCCGTTATTTTATCCACGTCAAACTTCTTTATTTCTATAAGTTTAAAGTAGTTCTCCACGATTTTCTCCATAATCTTATCTTTTTCAGGGATACTTAAATTATGCTTATAGTGGCGCTTTTTAGTTATCTTACCGTCCGCCCCGTGAAGGGCAAAAATCTCATTATATTGACATACAGTTTTACCCCTAGTCTCCCACCAGCCATCATGCGTAAAAGTCGGGAAATTTGTTATACTATGGACGCGCTTTTTGGCGTCTTTTCTGATCAATGACATATTGAGAGGGGCGGGGTCCAACTTATTTCGGTCAAATACGTGAATGATTAGATACCCGCTGGGCTTCAACCAAAAATAGAAGTTGCTCAATATAGTGTTCCAATCATTCATCGAATTATGATAAAGCGTCTCTTTCAAGCATAAAATATAAGAGAATTTTTCGCTCTCAAACAAATTCTCGTTGCGGAGATCCCCCATAATCAGTTTTCCAATCGGGTTTCTGACATTGAAAATATCTGCCATCGCTTGACTCCTTTCTAAACCGACGATGGATAGACCAGTATTTCCGGAATTAATATGCTGGTAGTGCTTCCCTGTCCCTGCGCCTGCGTCCAATATATATGATTTATCGCTCGATTTAACAGGGTGGCGCTTTATAAAATCGAGAATCTCCTTTGTTTCAGAAAGAATCACGGTTTTTTCATCGAAAACTTTATCGAATAATTTTCCGTATAGTTTATCAATCATGTCCGTTTTTGCGTCGAGTGGGTTATCGAACTCCTCACACTCTCTCTCTAAACTGCGCCCGTAAATGTATAATAATACTAGAATCAATAAGAAAACGAATAAAATAATACTAACTATCATCCATAATTTCATATTATTTCATAGAAATAAAAACAACTTAAAGATAATACGTATTTTATATTTTATAAGATGGATAAGAATTTTGTTGTTCAATCTGGTAATTCCGCCCCAAATATCGCAGATTTTCAGGACCAACTTCCCCCAATGACGAATAAGGAATTTGACGATCATTTGGCGACGAACGATGTCAAATTGCTCGTTTATCAACTACTCTCGGAGACCGACAACCAGAATGATGATAAACTGAGACAGCGCAAGAACTTCGCGGATTTGCGGGGAAAATATCAGAAAAAGTATGAGGGATTCGCGTTCAGATATCCGTCTCTTTTTACGCTTGTTTTGGAGCAGGGAAAGGCGTTTGACTTATTACAATTTGAGCAAATGATTGGGATGATTGATAAAGTCCGGAATAAGGAGACTGATGAACATACTGCGTCGAAACAGTTCGGAGAAATTATGGTGGATAAATTTGTTAAACCGAACCTTCCAAGTCAGTAAAAATTGATGGTAAAGCTAATCAAATTTATAAGGATTTGCTTATATCGCTGTAAAGAAATGCCGCCTAAACGACACGACACACCAAAAAACCCCAATGCTGGAAAGACCAGCAGTGGATCTGCGACTCCCCATAATGGGGGTAAGTCAGGGTATAGCAAACTACCCTGTCATAATATAAATGATTGTAAGAATCCATTCTGTACCTTCACTGGCCACACGAATAAGAAGGACCTCACAATAGAAGAGGGGAAGCGTCTTGCTGCTGCCAACAAACCACAAGTTCCAATCTTTGATAGGACCAGCCATCGGCCGGTTCCTAACCCCAAGGAAACTCTTTTTATGAAGTTTTCTTCAACAGAAATGAATAAATTGCTTGATGTCCTCACAAAAGGAATGCCGGTGCCTTTCAGGAATCTTCTTCAATTACACAAGGGGGCTTTTGAAGCAATTGGTCGTTCTTTTATGTCGGCAGACTACAAGGCATTTTTAGCATCATTGAGAGAGTTCTCTAACTCAGTTGATGTATTGAGGAACTTTGTAGAGTCGGTACTCGACATCTTACGCATTTGGGAGGTTCCTTCTTCGGGTGAATCTTCTTCGGATGATTCTTCTTCGGATGATGATGATGATGAGGAGATGAAAACCGCCACCAAGATAAACCGGTTTCAAACGTTCGGGATAAACCTACAAAATCACTGTTTTGCAGTCTTGCGAGGTTCGGTTTCCAAAGAGGATATCATGCTTTTTTTTAACCAGCCAAACCAGCCCGCAGGAACATACAAGGCTTTTCTAGCTCAGCTTTCTACTTTAGATGAAGACCTCAAAACCTTTATCCAAAATATGGAGAGTGCATGGGATAACCTGAATCGTTCCCTTGTAAACGTGGAAGCATGTCCTGTTTCCACAATTGAACAAACGGTGAATTCGATTGCCGATTCCCGATTGTTGAATGCAATGCTTGTGTCGGAGATGGGTAATCTGAGGGAATCTCCGACTGAAGACAGCAAGACGGTATGCGAAGTCATCGCGATTTGGATCGATTTAATCCGACGATTATCAGCAGTTGGTGGTGCGCCAAGGCATCTCATTCTCCCAAAAGAACTTTTGACAGAGATTGGGAACACGGTTCCAGCTTTGAAATCGCACGTCGAAAAGACGATGTTATACAAGAATGGTCTCAAAGTCCAGGCTGATCTTGCGTCACTTCGTTCGTTAAACTTAGCATCTCTTTGCTCTGAAAACGTTCAATCTGAGAATGCCTCGAATGTTGTGTCTGCGTGCTGTTTGGCACTTTCCGTTCTCAAAGGGAAACTTGCGACGGTCTTCTCGGAGTGGACGAAAACACTTAACCAAGAATCCACTAGTTCTATCATGAAGCGCTTTGGAGATTTCTTCATCCTTCTCCAATTGGAGTTCCTGCGTATGCTCCCAAAACAGAAGAATTCTCCTTTTTTTGAGAAGTTGCGACAGGAGCAAGGGTTGTCAGATAGCGATGTAAAATCTCGCAATGCGATTCTTCTGGAAGTTCTGAGCAAAGTCCACATTGACTTCCAAGAGAACGTCTCTTTCTCGCAGAAAAAAATATTGGCAGAGCTGAAAAATATTTCCGACAATGAGGAAGATTTAGGTCCTCTGTTCGATCTTCTTTTTGTTGTACTTCCGATCAAAGGGAAGTCGCCAATAATCGGTGGGAAAGAGCTGGATTTCCTTGTAAAGACCCTGAAAACGATCTTTGACAACCATCTGAAGATCCTGATTAAACCAACTGTGGTGAAGTTTGGCGTCGCTTACGGTTTAGATAAGGATTCCGACCCGGTGGACATTACAAAGATCATTTCTCTATTTTTGGTGAGGATGCTCTATCTCAACAGTCATCTTGTTCGTCTTGGGATCTCTCCATTTTTTGGGAATTTGAAATTCGACGCCAATGACAAGATCATTCAAAATGACGACGATAGCATCGTGAAACCGCTTTTGCTAACACTTGAGCAAATAACACATTCTCAACAGACTAATTTTGCAAATGTATTAAGCTCACAGAACGATAGTCATTCTGGACTCATAATTCCAGATGGTGAAGAATTTCCAATTCGTTGTCGTTTTAAGATCTTTTTGGAATTTCTGTTTTCAAATTGCGTGCGTCAAAAGTTCAAAAAAGAGGATTTCCATGCTGTTTTTGATCAATTAAAACAACAAGCATCTACCTTGTTTTCGACATTAGAGTCAAAAGGACTGGAAGACATCTGTATGAAAATCGTATCATCTTGCTACAAGCCATCGAAGTCGTCGTCCATGATGAAAATGTTCAGTCTAGGATGGGTCATTCTTACTTCCAAGAAAGACAATCGCACTTTCCGAGAGTTGTCATCGTTCGTCGGGACTAACTTTGATCAACTTGATCATTCATCGTTGCCGTCAAGAGAATCGGTCTTCAATGTCTTGGAAAAAGTGTGTAGTCCTGATAAGGACAAGCAGGTTGTCATGAGGGAGTTTTACGAGTCGCTGTGGATAGTTATGCGGTTCATTCTGTCGAACTTATCCAGCATGGATATGACAAGGGTTTACTCCCTGTATACCATGTTGGAGTTCTTCAACGCGAACTCGCGTAAGTACACCTTCGCGCATTGTTTTCCGTACGCAACGCACTTCTTCTGCGCGCTTCTCGTTGCTCTTCAGAACATCGGCCTTTCCTTGGGAGCTGCGTTGAGACTCTTTTCAAGTGCTATCGTCAATCCAGAGTTTAAGCAAAACTTTCCAAAGGGAGTAAAGGCTGATGAGGACATGCATGCTTGTATAAAGAAGGCTAGTATTACGTCAACAACGGATTTTGATAAAAAGATCAAAGAACACCAATGCCGCAATCAACAACGTACGAAGTTAGATGAGAAGATACCTTTTCCGATCACTTTTATCTTACAAAGTTTGATTGCTCAATCCATCTCCTCTGCTCCAGAGAATTTGATTGGTGCCATTAAAAAATTCGCTCATATCCTCATTTCTGAGGACAACTTCAAAGAAAGTCCGGACCAGTCGTTACTGAACACATTGTTCATGTTTATCTCCACGTTTCTTTCGACGGAATCCAATAAGTTGTTCAAACTCTTCGGCGTTGAGATTCATGAGATTGGTGCGATTGGCAGATCAGTTGGTGGTGGCGGGAATGATAGAAGCTGCGAGGCTGCGTGTCTTAGAACGATGCTCCCATACATGAGGACGTTGGTAACAAAAGAAATGTGTGCTGCAATGCTTTCCGTGAAAGCGAGAGACAATGAATGTCCAGAAGCATCTTCCCAATTGAAGGATACCGATATTCGTAATCGGTCTACAACGATCAAGCGGGGAGTTGTGTTGAACTTTTTAAAAGACCTTGCCGTCAACATGCGCGTTGTTGAAAGGTCATCGATCGCGTCTATTGAAACAATCGATGGAGTCCTCAGGCATATTGAATCTGAACAAACCTTTGTGACGTCTACCTTCTTCAATGTATTGAAAGACAGCCTCTTCCGTTTTGCGCTTTCTTACAGAGAAGAAGGAAACAATGCATTCAAGACCCGACAGTTACGCAGAGAAATATGGGAGAAACAAAAAGCCTCTCAGACTACTTCTGAATTTGCTGCCCAGGTCGATGATGATGAACAACCTACACAACTGACTTCGTCTGAAGTCGTCTCGGTATCAACTTCGGCTACTGTTGTTCCGTCTTCGTCAGAGGATTTGAAGGCACATTTGACGGAAGACCAGATTGAACTCGTCGATAATTTTCCGCCACATCTTATCTTTCTCGCAATATTTTTTCTCCCTGTCCTGCAAAAGATATTGTGTATCAAGGTCTTCAATGCCAGAGAGGCGAGATACAATGAGCTATGTAAGGACTTTCCGGATTTCTTTAATTCGAGCTTTCTGCAGACTTGTTTTGATATGGATTCCTTTTCGGAGTCTGAACTCATGCAAGAATTTGTTGATGCCTTGGAATTGAATTTGAACCAGAAATACGCTTCAAAGTGCAACTTCTGTGAAACGCTTGAATTAGAGCTTGAAGGCAATGTCAACGTGTATTTGGATGCGTGTTTCATTGAGGCTCGCAAGAAAGTTCAAGGCTTCATCGATCAACAACCATCGCTTGCGAATGTTTCGCTACCAAAATCATTCCCAGATTCAATTGCTGATGATGAGTCTGAGGCTGAGGCTGAGGTGGATGCTGATGCTGATGATGAGTCTGAGTCTGATGCTGAGGTGGATGCTGATGCTGATGATGAGTCTGATGATGAGTCTGATGATGAGTCTGAGGATGATGATGAGTCTGATGCTGAGGTGGATGATGCTGAGGTGGATGATGATGAGTCTGATGCTGAGGTGGATGATGATGAGTCTGATGCTGAGGTGGATGATGCTGAGGTGGATGCTGAGTCTGAGGATGCTAAGGTGGCTGGTCCCCGTTGCACCCTCTGTCAAGACCTAATGAACCCCTGCTCTATGTGTGAGATTTAAAAAAGAATGATCATTCTTTTTTAATCAAATTGTAACGCTTTTGCGTTTTATAAAATTATTCCAACCGCAATCTGTATTTCATCCTGTTAATATTTCTAACAATATCATCCCGAATACTCATCAAATCAACGTTCTTCTTATTATTCATAACATTTTTCAATGGGTACTTACTCAACTTATAAACATTACTTTCAACAACATCGCCAGTCAAGAAATCTAAAACGAGGTCCAAATAATCAAATAATTCATCCTTCGTTATCTGATAAATATTTACCTGTCTATTTTTACCCAAATCGAACTTCTCATGTTTTCCCATCCACACTTCAATAAATTTATCCATTTTTTTATTGAATTTCTTTAAAAACTTATCAAGTGTTTCATGGTCCGATTTCTTCTCAGAAAGAAAGTGTGATACACGCAAAGTCGCCTGAATCTGGAACATCGCGAGAATAACATCTGCTATTTTATTATCATTTGCGCTTGAATTTAGATTCAATCCTTTTTTACCTTTTCCATTATTATTTTCTTCTTCAACTTCTTCATTTTCTTCAACTTCTTCATTTTCTTCAACTTCTTCTTCTCCATTCTTTTGTTTTTTACTAGCGTCTTCATTAACAAATCCAAATCTATTGCGATTCATCTTATAATATCTATAAATATTTTATTTTATCCTTTTCTTATCTTAATTGTAAACTTCTTATTTTCTAAATTGACTGTTTTCCCCTCTTTCTTAACTTTCTTCTGAATCATTGTCATTAATTTCTTATAAGTTGAGTCATCTGCGTCCCTCTTCTTAATAAACTTAAACTGATTATGTAAGAAACTGAACTCTTTCTCAACCGCACTCATCGCCCGTAAATCATTCTCAAACTCCGTTCTCGCATCCAAAGCCTCTAAATAACTCTCCTCAAATCCCCGAATTTCAATCATTTCCAACCCATATTCACCACAAATCTCCCTCAAAAAATCATAGTTCACCAAATACTCCTTGTGTGATATTCCAATCGTGCTGACGAAGACTTCAATCAGATGACCCATATTCGCTTTCTTACCGTCCCATTTCTTAATATCATACTCCTTCGTAATTTTCCATAATAGGTCATCCCCAATTTTACCCTCCTTCATCTCATCTTTCTCTAACATCTTAAACACCCTCTCCCCATCCAAGCTCGTTCCTATAAAATGACCCCCCACCTTCAAATTATCGCTTACATTTTGTAAAACACTCCTCAATAAAATTTCATCCTCAAAAAAATAATGGATCGCATACTGTAAGCTAACTACATCAAACTGATTCTTCGACAGAAAAGTCTTCTCCATTTTCACGCGCCCATATGTATCCATTGCGCAGTCGAAACTCGGAAAAATCAGCTTACCACAATCCCCCCAAATATATGTCGTATCCGGCCTCGGCTTCGGAACCCTCTTATACAGTTCAATTGCGCCATCAATATTATCCTTCGAAATATCAATACCAACAACCGTCTTCAACTTACCGAGCCTCCACTTTGACGTATCACCCCCGTTTCCACACGCCAAATCTAACAATGAACCCATCATTTCATCCTTCCCACCCAAAACAGCTGGACAAACACCACTGATAAGCCGGTCCTTAATAATTCGATTGTGAAAAATCTGGAAAGGATACTTCTTAATCCGGTTCGCGTTCTCAATGTAATAAAATGAACTCAAATCCTCCTCGGGGACCGACCCCTCTTTTAAGTTAGTCTCTGTAATCGGATTATTCAGGGCGTTCCATATATGATTCCCATATGATTCATTCAATCCGATGTCCATCTTTTGATTAAAAAGAGCAGTCTTCGAATAATTTATAGCGACCGGAGTCCAACGGAACAGATTCGTGTATTCTCCATATATCCTCTGATATAAAAATGAAACAACAATTTCATTCTCGATCTCGTCCCCACTACTAACAAGCAATCGTCCACTTTCGTGTAAAGGAACATTCGCAATGTTTGTCATCGGATTTCCCCCGCGCGGATTAAAATCTATAACCTTCCCACTTGCCCCAACAACCATTAATTTGAGCGTCTTATAATAAATAATGCGCCCAAACTGGTCATCCTTGCTTGGTAATTGAAATGGGCTAATCTTATCGTTTTTACCTTCGCGAACATAACTTACCAAAAAATCGACGGTCCTCATCGACTGATAGCGCCATCTCATCAACTCATACCAATGGCCTCCCCTCTCCGGATAAAAGTCCGCCATTGGGCGAAACATAAGACCCTCCACAGGATACTCCTGAATTCCAATTTTATCAAATATCTCGTTAATATTATCTTCAAATAATGACCCACTCCCAAATAAATACTTCCCAACATATATTTTAGTAGCTTCCTCGCGCAACTCCGCCACAATATACGTCGATTTCTGAATACACTCCCGAAAGAATTGATACATGTATTCATGACGCATCTTCTCTTTGGTACCCGCCCCCATAGCAAAAAACTTAGTCTTCCTTACATCGGTCCCCCGATAATACAAAATATCGGTAATAACAAACGTATTCTTCTTCGCGCTATAATATCCTTCACAAATACTATTCTCATACCCACTCACTTCCCGCCCTGTATTTATAATTCGATCATTCAAAATAATAAAAATCTTCCCATCCACATTCTTACTAAAATTCTCAGTGATAAATAGATAACAGACTTCTCCGTCAGGATAAAAGGAAACCCCATAATTCTCACGAACATATGGTATCCCATCTTTCTTAAAGAAATTCCGCCTTAATACATCGACTGGCTCCACGTAGAAACCATCCGAAATGAATCGACGAAATGATTTCATCAGATTTTTCTTCTCATCTACAGATATAATAAAATTCGTCTGTTGAATTTCCTCAAATAACCAGCGCAAAAATTTACTGAAATAGTTCTCGAACGCAATCGTCTCTTCACCCACTTTGATTGTATCTTCAACCTTGCCTTCAAATCGCAATTGGACGCTATATTTACAAGCAACGCCCATACATCCACTTTCGCGAAATGAAAGTTGACTTTCTATTTGGCGCTCTTCAATCAAATCCAAATAAAAACCGAACATATCATCCAATATTTCGTATTTATTCACATATTGATAGGTCCTCTTTGAGCCTTCCTTAGCCTTTTGCTCTTTGACTTCCGCATCATGAAATACGACAACTTTCATTCCATACCTCTCAATATCATCTTCTTGAACAACCGTTTCTTTAATATGTCGCATCTCGCAAGTCCCAAATTGCCAATACCTCTTAATTTCATCTTTTCCATCAACATACCCATATTCTATTGGAGTTGTATATTCCTTCAAATATGTTTTCATTTCATATTTAAAGCCCATACCACCTTTTTCAGAAGAATAGATGCATCTTTCAACAATCTTCTCGAATAATTCTTTTGATAAACTGTCCGAGAATTTAATACGAATATTATTGTTATTTTTTAAATTATTAAATATATTATAGTTCATATTTATAATATATAGTATATTTTTTTTAAGCTAAAATACAAAGTCTTTTCTAAAAAATATTGGAATCAAAATTATAAAATAATATTACACTGAGAGTTATAACTAAGTTAACCCATATTTTTCTAAAAAGCTTACAAGCAACATGTCTCGAATATCTTAGCCGTTACCAAATATGGATTGCTGTTACTCGCCGGTCTTCTGTCTTCAAAATACCCTCTCTTGTTATTAATCGTATCATTGCCTATTCTTACACTCTTCCCACGATTAGCCCTCCCAAAACTAAATTCATCATAACTCGCTGTCTCGTGATGTCCAGTCATCCGTTCTTTGTTTCCCTCTCCGTAAACCATCATGTGTTCTAAATGCTTTTTACTCAATTTCATAATCGCCTCATCAATCAATTCTAAGCCCGTTTTTTCAACGGTTCCGTCTCTCATACCCTTCGTGCTAAAATTCGCATGACATCCACTCCCATTAATTTCCTTAATCAACTTTGGCGTTAAATCAAGTCGAACGCTGTATTTTTCACAGACTCGATTCAATATATAACGGGCCATCCACAAATGATCCCCCGCTTCAATACCCAAAGAAGGCCCAATTTGAAACTCCCACTGCGCAGGCGCAACTTCAGCGTTTATCCCACTCACCCTCAATCCCGCATATAAACACTTCTCTAAATGGTCATCCACAATATCCCTACCGAGCGCATTCCCTCCACCAACCCCACAATAAAACTGCCCCTGCTCCGGAATAGAAGAATCACATCCTAATGGTTTCCCCGTTTTTAAATCAATGAAAAAATACTCCTGCTCTAATCCAAACCATGGCTCTTCATCAGGTTTCTTATCAAATATCTCAACCGCCCCCGCACGATGGTTTGTAATATGAGGCTCACCATTTGGTAAATACGTATCACATAATATCATACGATTATCACCCTTCCTAAAAGGACATTTAAAAATGGCCCTCGGCTTCATAATAACCTCACTATCGCTTCCAATCGCCTGACCAGTGGAACTACCATCATAATTCCAGTCTGGATAAAAGTATATAGAATCTTTGTCATATACACTGTCGCATTCACTCATAACCCGACATTTACTGCGTAGTTCATTATTCCCTCCAATCCAAATGTATTCCGCTAAAAATACCATATCATAATGTTATATATTTTTTTCACATATTTTCCAATTCTTCTTTCAATTCCGAAATATTCTTCTTCAAATCCTTCCCTGTCTTCTCAGACTTCTTAAATATCGAGACCCCCTTATCAGTTGCTACCTTCTGTAATTCAACTAATGTCATCTTCTTCAATAATTTGGTCTCCTGCTTCGGTTGAGTCACACCAGTCCGTAATTCCTCAAAAAACTCAATTCCCATACTCTCCCATGACATGACTCCCGTCATATCACTCTTAAAAACAGGATAATATCGTCCATCCTTCTCAATCAAAAAACATGACGGATTCTTCAAAATATACTCCGTCTTCCGGTCATCATTCTTCCACATACTCGGAATATAACTAATTCGATCCACTTTCCTTCTCTTAACCAAACCACCCACAACCTCTTTAAATATATAAACCGTCAGCGAAAAATAATCCACGATAATTCCCTTTAATACAGCATCATCATCAATATCCTGATTTGCCATAAACTTTTCTCGAATCAGTGTCCTCTTCCTAGTATAATCATTGTCCCTATATAAAGCCTTCTCCTCCATGTCATACGCTATCTGTCGCATTAAATCCTTAATCATTATAACCTTTGACTTAACATCTAAATAACGAAATTCACCCAATACCTCATTCAATACTGAATAAATAAAACTATTCTTCCTTTCATTATTCCGATCCTTTATCATCTTAAATGAAGAATCCAATCCGGTCCATTCTGGAACATCGACGATATCTTTATCGATGAAACTATACTTCGCATCCAAAATATATTTATCGTATATGTGCCCCTCCGCAATGACCTTCTCCGGAATATGAAAAACATAATCCTTCGCCACATCAGCGTCCCCCTTATTCAAATAACTATGTAATTTATCAATTGATATCATGACTGACTATTATAATATAATAGTCTGTTAGTTTTAAATCAAAATATTCGCTCTATTCATCATCAATCTCTTCTTCATCCTCTTCTTCCTCCTCTTCTTCTTCCTCTTCTTCATCACACTTCTCAACTGACGCATTCTTCTTCGTTTTAGTTTTAGGTTTAACAGTACTAAGAGAAGTCTTCACGCTACGAGTATTAACACTCATTCGCGATATATCACGAAACCGCTTCAATATTTTTGCCCGATTTCCAATATATTTAGTCTTATACTTCTTCAATACAATCTTATATCCAGTTATTTCACGTGAAGTATCCACAACAAAATTCTTCTCGAATTCAATTTCATCATCATTTATATTACGATATTCTTCAAATATTTCATTTATCCCATCCAATGAATAAATTTCAAAATTAATATTTTTATCCATATCGTTATCCATAATTGGAAATACAACTAAATTATTCGCATTTTTATCAAATGCCTCAATTCTAGTTTTCTCCGTATTTAAAATATCCTCTGTTTTACTCAATTCACGGACGTTGTCCTTCGTAAAATCGACAAACATTTTTATTTTATTCAATAAATCATTTGGTATATTTGTTAAATTAATAAAATAACCATTCTTATTCAATGTATAACGCAAATTATTATTTTTTATAATATCAATAATTTGAATCTTCTGACTATTATTCATCTTCTTCTCGATAAATTCTTTCATAACGCGAATGTCTTTAACTGAAATTGGGTTCTCCATTTTAAACAAATATATCACATTTTTTTTATATTGATTAGTCCTCATCTTCATATTCTGCATCATCTTCGTCGTCATCTTCTTCTTCGTCATCGTCTTCTTCTTCATCATCATCGCTTATTATTTCAGCATCCTCCACCGGATTCGCTTCTCCTTCCATATCTTCATCCAACTCACCCAAATTATCATCTAATTCATCTAATTCTTCAGACCCCTCTTCTTCGTCATCCTCTGAATTTAAACCACTTTCACCTTCGCTCTCAGTCTCCGCTTCATCATCAACATCCGATTCCGATTCAAGGACTGACTCCGATGCAACCAAAGAATCCATATTTTTATGCTTATCTGCACCCTTTCTTACCTGAATCACGACCTTTTTCCGGACTTCGCTATTTAATTTTGCATAAATCGAAATGACATTGCTATTTAAATTGAAAGTCTTTCCAATAACCAGCAAATCAATTTCATCTCCGATGTTAATCTTCGAAAAAGGCTCCTTATCCTGATGAATTTCCTTGGGAACAATTATCATAAGAGGACCCAATTCCGCCAATATACCGAGCTTGTTAATTTTCTTAACGGACGCCTTGATTACACTATTCACTGGAATATTACAGACTTTTGCTCCCATAGTAATATCGAACGTAATATTTCCATTGAACTGATTATTATTCATATTTCCAATACTCCTTTTCAATATGATGACCGTATTTGGAACAACATATCCCTCTTTGATACATTTTCCCTCCACGTTATTTTTTACGATTTTCTCGATATATGCCGGAAAATTCTCATCTAAATAGCGTGGATTTAACGATATCCGCTTTTTGATTTGAGTATAGAAGTATATTTCATTTTTTGTTAAAGAACTCATTATATATTATATAATAAATTAAACTACTTTTAAATTCACTTTTTTAGTAATTGCGAAGAATATTTCATCGTCTCTATCGAATTCAGGAACCACCTCTTCCCCTGATGCCTATCATTATCATACTCGCGCAATCGATACTCAAAAACAACACAAATTTTTTTCTTCTGAGTCCCAGTGATTTCAATGCCAGTTTTCTTCGACATTTCATTTAACTCTACAACGCTATGAAAATCGCACTCCTTCCCTTTCATTTCGGACCGCTTACTCTTTTTCATTTCAAGAGTTACCGCCCCTGTATCCCGTGTCCCATCATAAACCTTGAAAACATATGGCCCATCCTTTAACTGCATGAATCCATAAATAATATTAAAATTGCGAGAATCATTCTTTGCCTGTTTGGATGCCTTTATTTTCATATTCAATTTTAATCTATCGCGTATTTCGGACCCACATTCACCCACCAATTTTGTATCCTCATTATAGCAAAATATCTTCATAATTGATTTATTTTCATTATTATTCGCCTTGAAATTCTTGAATATATAATAATATCCAATCAATTTGTCATTGTCGACATCATTCTTCCCTACTTCTAAATCACGATATTTATAAAGGAATAATGGCTCGAAATATTCATATAGTAATACCAGATATGGGTTTGTCATCTTTCCCTTCGACTCATAATAATCAATGAAAATCTTCTTTATAAGAACATTCTTGTCCTTGTCATTCAACTTATCCACAATCTGTGTTAAAATAATATACATCTTATTTTTATGATTGGATTCTATCTCTTTCTGAATCATCTCTGCTTTTTTAATAACTGACGCGAGTATATCACCATCTTTTACTTGATTCTTCGTCATAATCATATTGTAATCAATTTCCTCCACATCATTTTTGAAAATGTATTCAGTTGTCTTCTGTGAAAAGGGGCGCATCCTGTAAAGAAGAGGGGCGTCCGCATAAGTGAATTCAATCGGCTGGAAAATATAATATGGACCCTTATGAATCATATATCCCCGCCGGTTATACATATCATAAATTGGTTCATCCCGATTATTAATCATCTCAGTAATCGCAATATATATAAATTGGAGCTCGAAGTGCTTCATGTGTTCCCGAATAATTTTAACCAAATCCTCTAATGTATAAACATAACCGATCTCAAACAATTTCTTTAATATCTTCTTAGACTTCGTTATATCGGACCTCGCGAACCGCTCATTATATGTATCTATATTCACCTTATACATCTTCTTTCTATCTGGCTCCCAGACGCACTTATAATCACAGTCCTTGTAATCGCACTCCCTGCTCCCATTATTATCCTCCAAACGTATCCGAACCCTTCGGCCTAAGCTACTAACCATCTCCACACTCTTTCCTTCAAAATCGAATATATTTCCATTCTTATTAAGGGCGCAATCTACTGCGGATTGTTTTAAGAGGTATGATATTTCTCTAATTTTGCGGTCCTTTATTTCAGCAATACGATAAATACGCGTATCAATTGTTTCGGTCTCCTTCTCTTTTTTACTTGCGTTCTTTGCTGGGACAACTGCGTATAAAAAGACTTCGACGTTGCGCTCAACTGCTGGTAAATCGGCGTGGCTACACCACCTACTAGCGCGTCCAGTTGTCTGATCAATACGCGACAAATTGAACCACGGCTCCAATATATGAACTTGTCGTATCCGCTTAAAGTCTAAGCCTTCACCTAAAAGGCGGGTTCCGATAATAATTTTCACTTCTTCTCCGTATTTATTATTATCGTGGTTCATAATGTTCATCAAATTGGATGTCTCAATTGTGGAAATGTTTGTGTCCCCCGAAATCAATATATATCGCGCTCTCCGAAACTCGTGATAATTTGATGAACCAATGTTATGTATCCTCGCGAGAGCATCATTCCCACACAAAGCGCAAATTGGATTCCTCTTCTTTGGATAATCCAACAATGGCCTCTCTCCGCTCCATAAATAGCGCTCGAATCCATTTTGCTCTAACATCATAGCAAATGGTAAAACACCGGCCCAAATGAACTCTGAATATATATAACAGATACCCTTCCCATTCTTAATATTTTGTAGGGCCCTATAAAATTTGGAGCTGTATTTTTCGAGATATTTCTCGTCCAAGAATGGGGCTTCGTCGCTCTTACCTGCGTTAAATCGGACGTGCGTCTGAAACCGGAACTGATAGGTCCTCTTCTTTTTCTTAGTAGAATTCGTCGATTTTCCGGAATCAATGATGAACGCTCCGCGACCATTATCAGACGTCTGATAAGCATAGTCGCGCTTCGGATTCGTGAAATTACCGTTCTTGTCCGGTAATATAATATTACATATACGACGAGAGAGCGAATTCGCATATTTGTCATACTCATTCTTTTTCAGAACGACTTCATCGTCATCTTCGTTGACTGTCATTTCCATAACAGATTCATCCTCTTCTTCTGGCTTATCTTTATCAATTGTTTTTAACTTCTTCAAATATTCATCATAATGATACTGGCTCATCTCGCAAGTGGATACTTTTAACTTTTGGAAACGTTCGCTGGGAGGAATAACTTTCCCATATATATCATATTTTATATTTGGAACAATTGTATCCTCTGGTTCAATTTTCAAAGGGAAAACAATCGGGTTCTCACCACGTAAATAGCTTATATAACCTTTCGACAGTTCTCGAATTCGTTCGGCCCCTCCTGGAACTAAATTCTCATTACTATCAAATATCTCACTCCTTTTAATAGGGGGACGCCCATCATTGAGCAAAAGTAGGTTCAATATATAAATAATTTCATTCGCATTATCATACATCGGCGTAGCGCTCATCAGAACCAACCGAATATTCTCTCCGTAGGTTACAATCGCCTGTAAAATGGGGGGAACTTTACGCAATTCGACGTCCGATGTATCACTTTTAATATTGTGGATTTCATCAATAATGATTACACGGTTCTGAAATTTGCTACGAATCGCCCTTTTTTGAATATCAGTAAGGGAACTCTTTTTTCCATTCCATCCAATATCGCTCATAAGCTCATTCGCGAACTCTTCATATCCATAAAATTGGTAATATGAATTAACGATGCGCCCTGTTTCTTTCCGCTTCTGCTGAATTGTTAATCCACTAAACTGTTCAAAATTGAGACTATATGTGTTTCCTGTACATTGAACAATATCGTCAGGGCGCTCTTTTTTAATTTCCTTCCGGATATCATAAATTTGGTCTTTGAACTGTTGGAGAATACGACGGCTCAATAATACGGTTATTTTACGCCGGTTATCTACGTGCATCCGCTTCATAATATCCTTGAATCCCTCCGCAATTTGAATACCGGAGCACGTTTTACCAACACCGGTCCCATGATAAATTAAGATGCCATTATATGGAGTATCAATACTGATGTAATTTTTTAAAAACTCCTGCTGTGGTGATAAATTAAAGAGTCGCGCATTACAGATATCTTCCGTTTTCTGATTATTGCGCTTTATCTTATTTTTGAAGAATTCTTTCTTAATATATATTTTTTCGTAGAAATCTTTATCACTAAAATCTGGATAATACATATATTTTCTACTTTGCGATTGTTCTTTTATCCGAACTGCCAATTTATTTTTTTTCATTCTAATTTTTGTCATTTTTGTCATTTTTGTCATTCCTATATTATAAAAGATATAAAAATCTTTGTGTTTTTTATATCTGGGATTTATTTTGGGATAAAGAATGGTTTCGCCGGTTCATAATCTTCCGGTTTCATTGTAAAAATAATTGGTTTTTTCAATTTTTTTGTGTGAGAGTGGCTTATTACTCCTTCCGTATTCCATTTCTTACTAAAATTGCGCTCCATAAATTCTCGATATTTATTTGGACCATATACTTCATACGCACCAAATTTGTATTTTCTTAATGGAAATAAATCTTCCAAATAATAATAATCATTCGGCCATTCATATCTAAATAAAAAACAAGTATGGTCAATTACAATTTTTTGATTTACTAAATTTGGACTTCCGTAAAATATATCAATAAAGTATTTTTTATTATTTCGATATGATATTTTATCAATAAAAAAAACTGTACGATAAACACATAATTCATCATTATTTTTAAATAATTTATTTAGTTTATCTTTATACTCAATTGGAATCATTATATCAATGTCATCATCCCATTTTATTATACCGCCTGACCGAACAGCTCCTAAAAACGTTCCTCCAATTATCCAATAAACGATTCCATTTTTTTCCAATAATTTCGATACTTCATAAAATAATTTATACAAGCTATACGAATCTTCCGAGCTAAGATATATATCTTCTTTTTTTTGTTCCATAGAATTACTACATAAATTTATTTTGTAAATAAATAAACGAGTGATAGAATAATAATTAAAAATATTAAAACACAGAAAAATACGAAGTTATTTAAAAAAACAATTTTAATCTTTTTTTTGCGCTGGTCTTTCCATACGGAATCATCCAATACATTACTCTGAGGCTTATGAGGCTCGGGGTCTACTAAATGAATTTTTCTTCCATATATGCCTTCGTAAATATCCAATACTTCCCCGTATGAAAGAGTTGGCTTTTTATTTTCGATATTCACCATGTTATGCATGTCAATACACCAATTGGCTAATTTTTTGCGGTTTTCTAAATGTGGCTCTATTGGAAACATTTCAATGTGTTTTTTATAATTATTCCGACATAATCCACAAGGGAGTGTATGTTCAAGTAATTTATAATAATTCTTGTAAATTTCTTTGTCTTTATCGGTGGGATAAAATGGATAAGTAAAACTCATTGAATGTATTGAAAACCATAATCGTGGCCCCCATATATTTGGATCCATATATATAAAACAGATAAAAATTATATATATTCTATTTTTTCCATGTTCCGAAATGGTCATGCTTGGCGTATTTCCCAAAATATTGGGATACAGGATATTCCAAAACATGAACCTCATTTTTATTCTTATAATCCAAATAAACATTCATTACATAATCGGGGCCAGTTGAAGCATATACATAATGTAATGTTTGATTTATCTTAAATTCTTCAATATATTTATCTATATTGTTATTAATTCCATCTATTAAAGCTTTTATAAATGGATGCTTCGGTTTTGCTCCGAATGCGTATTGACCGAGTATATAATCATAACCCTTATCACAGTATTTCTTAAAACGGGTTGATGCGCATTTAAATGGGGTTAATATACTATCTACTGGAAAAATACATTCATATTTTAATATATTATCTACTGGATATAATCCGGTCATGTCTAAATCGAAATAGAAGCCTCCATAATGATAAACCGCGATATATCTAAAAAAATCAATCTTTTGAATTATTACGGGTAATCTCTTATATGTTGAATAATATTGCGGATATTCTTCTTTTATGAATTTGTCAATATCTTTATCAGTGAAAAACATAAATTTATAATTCGGATTATAACGCTTTATTGAACGAATCGAGTTAATATATTTACTGGGGATGTCATGACTTTTCCATGTTTGAATAATTAGTCTGGGGATTTTTTCGTCATTATTTTTATATTTTTCATAATACGTTGTATCTAAAATCGGAAAAATAATGAATAAACAGAGAATTATTATTAGAAAGAATTTGTACATAATTATATTTATATTTATATTTCGTAGAAATATAAATATAAATATAATTATCTAGATTTAATTTTTCATAGAAAAAT